ATACTTAATTTTGATAAACCCGAGGATATAGAAAACAGAAAAATTGAAGAGAGATTTAAGGAAATGCTTGAATCTCCAACTGTGAACCACATGATGATAAACGCATTAGCTGGATCAGGCAAAACTACAATGTTAAAACATCTTGCTTGGAAATTCGGGCCAACTAAAAATCCGTGGCTTTACTTAGTATTCAATACAAAGAATAAAATTGATGCACAAAAAGTATTTCCAAAATTTGTTGATGTCCAGACAACAAATGGCTTTTTAGGACATTTGTTAAAAAATCAAATTGGTAGGGGTAACATTCCACCGACAATTAGAATGCCTTCAGGTGCAGACAAATCACAAGGATACACAAAAATACGAGCGTTGACTGATACTGATGATTTCAAGGAATTTGCACTTGAAGTTTGCAATCTGCCTAACATAAAAAACTATGATAAAAATTACCTTGATACTGTAATGACTGCAAGCAGCAAGATGCCTAAAGTAATTATAGATACTTATAAAAAAGATATTAAAGATGGAATGTCTGAGCATGATGCATTTTTAAAATTAGTCAAAACAATAAAAACAAACGATAAGATTGACAAAAATAACTTTTATTACAACGGTTCTAATGTAAGAAAAGCTTATAACAAAATAGTTGATGATGCAATTATTCTTGCAAGTAGACTAAAGGCTAGTGGATTTAATCCAGAACCAGAGGATGGATTTGGTGATAAAACACCTGAACAATACATTCAAGAAATCATGGGTCAAAGATATTGGAATTTTGAGCAACAAACTATCTTTCAAAACAATTTGGAAAAAAACTATCCTCCTTTCGCAAGGAATAGAATTGTTGATGACATAGCAAGAAGTCGTAATACTTATTCTCATTATAATTACAGCGATGAAGACATGGATGCCGTATATAAACTTGCGTACTGGCTACTTTTGCGATCAGTTCCAGGTAATATTTCTCATGAGATAGAAATTGCAGGTAAAAAATTTGATCTTGGAAAAGTAAGAGATCTTGATGATGATATATGGCTTCCAGCTTTATATGCTAATAAGATTTCTTGGCCAAAATTTGATGTAATATTAGTTGATGAGGCCCAAGATTTCAATATCAACCAACAAATAGTGATTAAAAATCTTGCTGAACAAGGAGCAAATATAGTTGCAGTCGGTGATCCTAACCAAGCAATTTATAGATTTAGAGGAGCTGATACAACAGCATTTTCAGCACTATCTAGCATTTTATCAAATATGTCTGAAAACAAAGATGTTGAAAAAACACTCACTAGAAATTTCCGATCAACTGGTGAAATTTTAGACTATGTGAATAAAGTATCTGTTGTTAAAAATTTGAAAGCTGGCAAATCATTTTCATTTCCTGGAATTATAACAGAGGACACAAAATTTCCACAAGTTTTGAATCAATTGGTTCAAGAAAAAGAAAGGGAAAAAAATGATCCTGATTATAAAATGCCAGAAACCGCCTTTATTTCACGAACTAATGATAGTTTAACAAATGTTGCGGCAGAGCTACTCGCAAGAAATATACCCTACTTAATTATTGGTCATGACGATCTATCTGATAATCTAATTAAGTTACCAAAACTTCTTGGAATAGATGAGTCAGAGTATGAAAACATAGACATAATGGAATATGAAGAACGTGTAAATAAATATTACAAAAAATTAGAAAAAGAGGCCACAGTAGATCCTAAAAAACTTGGTGCTTTAGCTAGACTTGGATCTACCTTGCAGATGTTTTTTCTTATATCACATAATTTTTTATCAGATAAAGATTATAAACACAATTTGGGTGGATTTATGAGATGGCTCAAAGATAGGTCTGGCGATATAAAACTTGATTCTGAAAATGAAAATGAAGTAAAAAAAGCTATAGAAAAAAAAGAAGAAAAAAATTCAGTAATCTTGACAACAGCACACAGATCAAAAGGTGCAGAATTTGATAGAGTGTATTTGTTAAGAAGAGATTTGTTTGGAAGCAAAGTTGATAAAAAGCATAAAGATATTCCAGATTTGGCTCATGAAGAAGACAATTTACAAGAAGACAATATGTTTTATGTAGCATTAACAAGAGCCATAAAAGAACTTCATGTGCTTAGTTTGAAAGATCAACCAGGAGTTCAATCAGGGGGATAAATTGGAAAACTTTTATGATTGGCTTAAATTGAATGAATATAATAATCCTAGAAAAGGTATGAAAAGTCGTTGGTCTGTTAAGTATAAAAAAAGTATTAACTGCAAAAATCCAAAAGGTTTCTCACAAAAAAATTATTGTAAAAGGAAATCTCGCGGAGGTAATTACTTAGAAAGCAATATGTATTTTGGAAAAGAAGATGTAAATATACAACAAGTTGATAGACTTTATGACAAATCTGATCTGGCAGTAAAATGTGTTCAACTTTATGACAAGATTACAAATAAAAATTTTCTAACTGATATTACTACAGTCGTTCCCTTCCAACAAAAGGGATTATATGGACTTTTTAATTCAGCAGATAATAGATTGGCTTTAGGATCATACGATAAAAATAGATTTATTTTTAGTCCAGAAGAAATTCAAAAACTAGCTGATATGCCAACAGAAGTTCTAAAGAAATATAAAGTACCACAAGAAATTTTAAATTTGATTCAAAATAATGATGTGCAAGTTCAGGTAAATATTAACGATATTTATAACGATGTAAATGCACAAGTTAAAGCGAAGAAACTTGACAAATTATCAGGTCAGTTGGAAATAATCAAAACTTTAGCCAGCACTATAATTCATGAAGTAACACATTTGAGAGAGTATAGAAGAAAAAGAGCAGATATGGGTGAGATGAGTGGAGAAGTTGGCCCTGAGAGAGAAGAAAAACTATTTGAAACCTGGTTTGATCAGAGTGTAAAAAATGGCACTTTGAAGACTGCTTTACCTGAACTTTTTATAGTTTAAACTGCAAAAGGTTCACCGCTAAAACCACTCCAAAATTGAGATTCATACACTTTATCAAAATTGTATGAAATCCATGCATGATTAGCACTATCCCATAACATCACTTTATCTTTATCTTGTACTAATGGATACAATTCGTTTTCGTCGTGATGAAAACCAAGAATATTATTACACTTACATTCTTGCTTATTTTTTGCCCAGCTAATGCAATATGAAGAACAGTCTTTACATTTAACAACCATTTTCCACCCCTTGAGGCATTATCTTTTTTTATTTTAATATTGCAAGATCATTTCAAAGGGTATTCAAATATTTTTTCCGTAAGATTACTAGCTCTCATTCCTTTAAATTCATTTCCAACTATACTTATTTTTTTGTCTGTTGGCAAAGATGAATTTGTAAACAATTTTGTAAATTTATTGCCAATTAAAATTAGATAATAAAACCATGAAGGTACAATATCTTTAAGATAGAAACGACCACCTAAATCATATCCACAATCTTTGTAAATTTTTGTAACTGATTCCGTGCAATAAAATTTGTCTGGATCATCAAAATTAAAATCATAACTTGGGTCGAAGTCCAAAAAAGCATAAATACTATTCTTGAAACACATCTCATCATCGTGACTATAATTTTTTAATCTATAAACACAAAAACTTTCCATTCTCCAATCATCAAACCAATCAATTAATCTTAACTTTCTAGTTCCATAATCTGATACATCAATTGCATAAATTTCACCATCTTCAACAAGCATACAAGTTGCGTGACTATAAGGTGAATTCGTAAATTTTTGAATCAGTTTACTAAATGGAATATTAAATGGACCTGCAACATCAGCTGCATTGTAAACAATATCACCTGTCTTAATCGGTAATGAATTTAAAATATTATTAATTTCTTTGCGTTTTGGATATAAAGGCCCAGGATTAAACATTATTTTGTTGATTCCTCAAACTGTTTAATAAGTTTTGCAGCTTCTTCATTGAGATCAGTAATTTCTTTTTGTGACTTTTGAACTAATAATTTAAGTTCAGCAGAAATTTGTTTCTTTTTCTCAATAATCTCGCAAATTCTTTTTGAAAAATCTACAAAATTATCGCAAAGAACATTTTCTATATTCATAAAGGTATATATTCAAACTAATATATAAAAACAAATAATTTTTCTTCAAAATTTACATAAATATTAATTGTGGAGTCAAATATATGGGCGACTTAAATTCATTACAATCTTCTTTGTCTGTTAATATTGTTGATAATGATTCACAGGCAGTTGTTCAAAATACCAACCCAAATGGTACAGAACAAGGATTAATAGTCAGAAATATTCCATCCGGCACACAAGGCGTTGCAGAAACCCCAAGTTCTTCATCTACCTATACTCCTAGTTCTTACAGTTCATCAGCTTACGAAAACGGAGCAGCAGCTAAGGCATCTGCTGGAGTTTTATATGGATTTAGTGGTTACAATAGTAGTAATCAAGGACAATTCATCCAAATTCACAATGCTACAAGCGTTCCAGCAGATACAAGCGTTCCGAAAATTATTATATGGGCCAATCCGCTAAGTAATTTCTACTGGGATGGTGGAAAATTTGGAATGTACTTTTCAACAGGAATTTCATGGTGCAATAGCTCTACCGGACCTACTAAAACTATTGGTAGCACAAATTGTTGGGTGAATTTACTATATTCTTAATAGGTTAAAATATGCCATTCGTAAGTGATTATTTTTCAGCCATAAGCGGTAGCATAAGAAGTGGAAATATTGGCAACGCGGCTGTCACATCAGGAAACATCGCTTCTGGCACTATTGGTTCAGTTCACATATCTAATGGTTCTGTAATTTCAGGAAATATTGGAAGCGGTCAAATTGGATCAATACATATAGCTTCTGGGGTTTTAAGCAATATTTCAGGCAATTTAAATGTGTCATCTGGGAATATTACAGTTAACACAATAACCGTTAATACCGCAATATTTTCAGGACTAACATCAACTACTACAGTCTATAGTGGAAGCATTTCAGTTGGAATGGCAGCTTATTTTGATTATGCAACAAAAAACACTTTAACAAGCGGTTATAGGGCAGGAACAGTAACGACAATTTGGGACGAATCAAACGAAACAACAGAATACAATGATATGTCAACTCAAGATTTAGGCGGTTCAACTATAGGATTGTCGTTTTCAACATATATTTTGTCTGGAAATTTGCAATTATTAGCTAATGTAAGTTCTGGATCTTTCAACTTAAAACTAGGCGCTCGATTCATATAATCGCACAAAAAAGATAAAAAAAATATTAAACCTCAAATACATATGTGTATTGTGGGGTGTTTATGGCGCTACAACATCACTTTATATTTGATACAACCAGTTTTATTTCTGGAACATTATCAGGTGGCGTTTATATAAACTCTATAAATAGCGGTAAGAATTTATTAACAAGTGATGGTAGCGATAAATCTTATACTGATGGCAAGATAAACCAAGCACTGAATTACGGTGGTTTTAATTTTAGTGGCACCGCATACAATGCATCAAAAATGTTTCCTTCGTCTGGCGGTGCAACGATAGCATTTTGGCTTTATACCAATCAAAATGATATTGGCGGAGGTGATGATATCCACCCATTGTTCAGAGTAAAAGGTGGATCGCTAGGAACAAACGATTTTTATATAAAATATTATTCATCAGGATCGTTTGGCGGTCTTATGGAGATTACTGATAATTCATCATCAGGAAGCTTATTCTTTGAAGCTATTGGAAGTGGTATTAATTATTGGAACCATTATATAATATCAACAAATGGAACAAATTGGTATGCATATGTAAACAATGAACTACAAACTCTCACTGGCACAACATTTTTACCAACATTTTATGACAATACAGATTTTATTATAGATTACGGTACAGATTCTTACACATATGCTTTAGATGATTTAAGAATTTATTATGAAAATATAAGTCTTTCTGAGAGAGCTTTCATATATAATAATGGTGCTGGTACACAAGCTAATAGTAACGCTGGAGGAAATATGGCTAATGAATTCATAGTTCGTAATGGATTAGTCGTTATTAGCGGGAAAATTAGTGGTACTCTCGCTAATAATATAGTTTTTTCTGGTAATATTAACTCCGGCCAAGTGGGTTATTACCACTTGGCTTCTGGTGTCATATCCACAGCGACACTTGGTAGCGGTCAAGTTACCTCTGGTGTAATTGCTAGTGGTAGCGTTGGGCAATTTGCACTTTCTTCAGGTGCTGTTAACAGCGGACAAATTGGCAACGGTGCTGTTGTAAGTGGATCAATTGCTAGCGGTAGCGTTGGTCAATACGCAATTGCTAGCGGAAGCATCACAGCAGAACACATTGCCAGCGGTGCTGTAATTAATGCTGATGTTGCGGACAATGCTGTCACATCAGGAAAGATTGCTAGCGGAACTATCGGAAGTCTTCATATTAGCTCCGGTGGTGTCATTAATGTTAATCTTGGCGATGCATCTGTTAATACAAGAGTATTGGCATCTGGCAGCGTCAATAACACCATACTCTCTAGTGGTGCAGTTGTATCTGGTCAAATTGGAAATAACGCAGTTGTTAGTGGAAGCATAGCAAGTGGTTCTATTTCCAAGTTCCATATTGCTAGCGGACAAGTTGTCAAAGCATTGACCCAAGGTACTAATATCACAATTACTGCTGATGCAAATGACAACTATACAATCAATGCAGTAGTTTCAGGCGGGATTGCTCCATTCATTGTCGCAAGCGGTTTGAGTTTTTCATCTGGTTCATTCTTTGATGGCACTCAATCTGGCGCAATTATTGGAATTAAGAGCGGTGGCATTATAAGCCAACTTATTGCTGATAATGCAATTGTTTCTGGTAAAATAGCATCAGGAAGCATTGGAATTTATCAGCTTGCTTCAGGTGTTATATCAACAGCAACACTTGGTAGTGGTCAAGTTACTTCTGGAACAATTGCTAGTGGTAGCGTTGGTCAATTTGCACTTTCTTCAGGTGCTGTTAATAGTGGACATATTGGTAATGGAGCAGTAGTTTCAGGCAGTATAGCAAGTGGTAGCGTTGGTCAATATGCTATCGCTAGTGGAAGTATTACAGCAGAACATATTGCTAGTGGCGCGATCATTAATGCTGACATTGCTGATAATGCCGTAACATCAGGAAAGATTGCTAGTGGAACAATTGGAAGCCTTCATATTAGCTCAGGCGGTGTCATCAATGTTAATCTTGGTGATGCATCTGTTAATACGAGAGTACTCGCCTCTGGTAGTGTTAATAATACCATACTTTCAAGTGGTGCAGTACTAAGCGGTCATATTGGTAATGCTGCCGTTGTATCAGGAAGCATTGCTAGTGGTTCAATTGGAAGTGTACATTTAGCTGATGGAGCAATTTTATCCGGCGATATTAGCAGCGGACAAATCGGTCAATACCACATGTCATCAGGAACTTTGTTTAATGTTGCTGCCGCTGGAGTAAACAGAGTCATTACAAGTCTAGCATCTGGCACTAACTCTGCTACTGCAAATAGCGGATTTACATTTGATGGTTCAAATTTAAATGTTGGCGTATATAGTGGCTTGACAACATTTGCTGTCACAAGTGGCGGATATGTGAAAATACAATCCAGTTTGTTTAGTGGTCAAACAGCAACATTTAACGCTTATCAAATTCCACAAACAGATGGTGTTGCAGCATTTTATGATTATTATGTATTCAACCAAGCTAATGGATCATATCGTGCTGGTAATGTTGTTACAACTTGGAACACTTTAAGTGGAATTATTGTTTATAGTGAAACTGGTACTGATGACCTTGGTGGATCTACTATTGATCTTCAATGGTCAACTATATTGCAGTCTGGAAATGTTGTTTTGAGATCAACTTTAACTGCTGGTACTTGGAATGTTAAGGTTGGCGCAAGAGTTTTGTAAAAAAAAATTATTTATTCACATCATTTAATCCAATTATTAATTATTAATAATTGGATTATTATTTTAACAATAAATCTATAATTAAAGTATAAATAAAAACAGGAAAATTATGTGAAATTGGAACAAGGGTGCTGTAATGGCTGTTATCATCAAAGGACAAACTTCGATAGGATATGTGAAAAATATCTATGCCACCTTCACTTCCGCCACAACCACGCAAGTGTTCACCTCCTCAACCGTCGGCGCTGTCACCTTGGCGGTACAGTTGAGTGATCCGAACGGTGAAACTCTGAATTTCGCAAATACTTCTGTGACATTCTACAACGCTGTGACTGGTAATGTGATCACCGGCGGCAGCAATATCGGGGTTAACTCCAGTGGCATCGCCTCGACCACTGTAAACCTCTCAGGTGGTGCCACTATAGTCAGGGAACAAACTTACCTGATTCGGGCGGTGATCACCAAACGATATACCAACAAAAGGCAAGTGTTCCCCGCCACCACTTGGACTTCGACCAATTTTGATGCCTACACCGTGGTGACAGTGATCAGGACACCGAGTCCGACGACGAACTGGATTCAGGGTAGCGGTTCCTACTCCAACAATGCTGCCTCAGGCACGATTACCAACGCTAGCTCAATCGGCAACAACTGGTACGGATTCTCAACTGACGGCACCACGGGTCTGAACGCTGGCTCAATCGAACTGTTCATGCCTAGGGCGGACGGGATTTATTACCTACGCTCGTCCTCGACATCCACACTAACGGGAACGGGATCGGGGCGCACAGTGACAGCGATTGGACAACTGACCAAGATCACTTCCAATGGTAGCAGCACCTCCCAGTCCTCAGTTGCGCCGAATGTGGCGACCACCTTGCAGGTCAAGGATGCGGCTGATGCCGATCAGGTGCAATTCTCCATCACCAAGACCAACAGTGGTGTGACCACTAACTATTACCTTGATAATTCACTGATCACGATATCGGATCCTGTAAACAATCAGAATGGAGTCAAGATTTATTAATCAACTGCATAAACAACAGTTTTAAAACCACTCCACAGTAAGCCACAGCGTTATACTACCTAGCACCTAGATCTGATGAAACATCAGAGATTATACAAAATTATAATTCATTAAAAATGAGATATGATTAATAAATAAAATAAAGGAGAAATTCATGGATATTCAACCAATTATATCATCAAATCCTGTAACAACCGATCCGGTCCCAGCTAAGACATATGATACATGGTTTTTGACCAATTTTCGTCTTAGTGCAACAGGTGACCGTAAATTTGTGGCAGAAGTATTCTGGCAATTAGGAAAACTTAACGCTGACGGAACATCTGAAATGTCAGATAAAACAGTTAACCATTTCATTCCAGATTTATTGAATCCTGAAACAATTGCTACAAATCCAGAGATTGCACAATTAGTGCCTAATTTCTTATCAACTCTTGAAATTGTCAGCAAAAGAGCAAGTATTATTTGATTGCAAAGCATAGATAATTATAAGAAATTTCCTTTTGGATAGTGAAAAAAGGTACATGAATGTCAGACTTTATGATCAAGAAGGGGCTTCTTCTTGACGATCAAGCCCCAGCTAAATTTGTGGATGCATCTGGAGTGCTTTATGTGAGCATTAAGGCTCCAAATATAGTAAATTCAGGCAATGTGTTCATCACCCTCCCAGCCGGTCAACCAGCCAGCGGAACCATATTAATCGCCAATGCCTCTGGCGAATTGTGCTGGTGCCCGATATTAAAATCTGGAGATGTAACATCTGGATTTATTGGAAACAATGCCGTAGTTAGCGGAAGTATTGCCAGCGGAAGTGTGGGTTCTGTTCATTTATCTGATGGAGCGATATTAAGCGGAGATATTAGTAGCGGTCAAATTGGACTTTATCACTTAGCATCTGGTACTGTTCTATCAGGTACATTCTTGCTTTCTGGCAATGTTACATCAGGTTACTTAGGCAACAATTCAGTAAACTCTGGCAATATAACTGCCGGAACAATAAGAGACATTCATATTGCTACAGGTGGTTTATTAAGTGGATCAATTGGAAGCGGTATTATTGGTTCTGTTCACCTAGCTGATGGAGCAGTTCAATCTGGAGATATTAGTAGCGGACAAATAGGAATTAATCATTTAGCATCTGGTACAGTAAACAACTTCTTTACTTCAGGATTTATTGCTTCTGGGATGATAGGAAATGCTGCTGTTGTTAGTGGAAGTATAGCGAGCGGTCAAATTGGAGCCAATCATATAGCTTCTGGTGTTCTTTCTGCTGGATTAACTTCTGGAAGTGTCACTAGTGGTTACATTGGTAACGCTGCCGTTGTTAGTGGATCAATAGCAAGTGGCAGCATTTCTGGTCCTCATTTAGCTTCCGGCGTTATCAATGCCGTTTCTGGTAATGTAAAGATCACTTCTGGAAGTCTTAGTGTAAACACTATTTTCTCTACTAGTGGAAATATTGGTGTTGGAGCAGACATAACTATTAAAGGTGCCGATGCAGTAAGTTCTGGTGCTGGTGGAAGTATTATTTTACAACCGGGAGCGCAATCGGTTACTGGTGGTAATGGCAAAATTATAGTTAAAGGTGCCACGGGCAATAGTGCAAATCTACAAGAATGGCAAGACAGCGCAGGCACAATTTATGCCAGAATCAATGCTTCTGGCGAATTTTTTGGACTAATTGCATCGGGTGTTGTTAATTCTGGCGCAATTGCATCTGGTCAAGTTGGCATCAATCATTGCTCCTCTGGCACATTGTTTACTTTGACCAATCCATCGACAAACAGAATAGTCACCAGTCTTGCATCTGGAACGAATTCTGCAACTGCTAACACTAATCTGACATATGACGGCACAACATTTTTAGCCAATTCAACAACCAGTGGAAGCACAGTTGTTAGCGTTACAGGTCAAGCAGGTCAATTGTTTTCAATTACAGATAGCAATACAGGAGACATTTATCAAGTAGGAGATATTATTGGTTTTCCAATATTGGCTGTTAATACAAGTGGTTATGTAAAAGTTAAAAATCAAATTATAATTCAAAGTATTACTGGGCAATCAGGAAATACCCAAGAATGGCAAAATACAAGTGGCAATGTTGTTGCAAGAATTAATATTTCTGGTGAATTTTATGGACTAATCGCATCAGGTGTTGTTAATTCTGGTTCAATAGCATCGGGTCAAGTAAGTATCAATCATTTAGCCTCTGGCACAGTTAATAGCTTCTTTATTTCTGGGTTTGTTACCTCTGGGATGATTGGCAATAATGCTGTTGTTAGTGGAAGCATAGGAAGCGGACAAATTGGCGCAAATCACATAGCGTCTGGTGTTCTTTCTGCTGGATTAACTTCTGGAAGTGTCACTAGTGGTTACATTGGTAATGCTGCCGTTGTCTCTGGAAGTATTGCTAGTGGAAATATTGGAAGTGTTCATTTGGCTGATGGAGCAGTTCTTTCTGGAGATATATCTAGTGGACAAATTGGACTTTATCACTTGGCTTCTGGAACTGTTCTATCAGGTACATTTGTTACATCTGGTAGCGTACAGAGTGGAAATTTAGGAAATGCATCTGTAGCAAGCGGAAGTATTGCAAGTGGAAGTATCGGTTCTGTTCATTTGGCTGATGGAGCAGTTCTTTCTGGAGATATATCTAGTGGACAAATAGGACTTTATCACTTAGCATCACGTACTGTTCTTTCTGGAACATTTGTCACATCAGGTAGTGTACAGAGTGGAAGTTTAGGAAATGCATCTGTAGCAAGCGGGTCAATTGCCAGCGGTATTATCGGTTCTGTCCATTTATCTGATGGTGCAATTCTGTCTGGAGATATTTCAAGTGGACAAATTGGACAGTTCCACCATGCTAGCGGAAGTGTGACAAGTGGTCATATTGGCAATGCTGCTATAGCAAGCGGAAGTATAGCTAGTGGAGTTATAGGTTCTGTTCATTTGGCTGACGGAGCAATATTAAGCGGTGATATTAGCAGCGGTCAAATTGGGCTATATCATCTTGCTTCAGGCACAGTTTTTTCTGGTACATTTGTTACATCTGGTAGTGTGCAAAGTGGGTCACTTGGTAATGCTGCCGTAGTAAGTGGTAGTATTGCAAGTGGAAGTATCGGTTCTGTTCATTTGGCTGATGGAGCAGTTCTTTCTGGAGATATATCTAGTGGACAAATAGGACAATTCCATCATGCTAGCGGAAGTGTGACAAGTGGGCATATAGGTAATAATGCTGTCGTATCTGGATCAATTGCTAGTGGGCAATTGGGACAATTTCATCTGAGTAGCGGATCTGTTACATCGGGAAATATATCAAGTGGAAGTATAAGTCAATTTAAGCTAGCAAGCGGAGCAATTAATAGTGGTCACATTTCAGATAATTCTGTTTTTAACAACATAATTGCATCTGGTAGTGTTCAAAGTGGCAAACTATCAAACGCATCAGTTGTGTCAGGTAGTGTAGCAAGCGGTCAGATTGATAGCCCTCATATTGCTAGTGGAGCAATTAAATCTTATCATTTGTCTTCTGGAGCAATACTTTCTGGATCGAGTGCCATAGGAATAGGGGCTATTACGAGTGGTCAAATTGCTTCTGGATTACTTGGCGGTTCATCATCATTAACTAGCGGACAAGTAACATCTGGTTTTATTGGAAATAATGCAGTTGTAAGCGGAAGCATAGCAAGTGGACAAGTATCATACCCTCATATTGCAGTTATTTCTGGATTTTTAATAGGGCAAGCTTTAACTATAAATTATTCCGGTTCACTATTTTTTAGTTATGTTGATGGAGGATCATTCTGATTTAAAATTACTAATACAATAAAAACGAAATTGGAGTTTATTAATGGCAATCATCAATCATTTTACATTTGATTTAACAAGTTTTATTTCAGGAACATTGTCTGGTGGCGTTTATATAAACACCATAAATAGTGGCAGAAATATATTAACAAGCACTGCCGGAGACAAGTCTTTTCCAAGTGGAAAAATAAATCAAGCAATGCAATTTGGAGGTTTTAATTTTAGTGGTAACGCATATAACTCATCTGTAATGTTTCCGTCTTCTGGAGGAGCGACAATTGCTTTTTGGTTTTATGGAGAACAAAATGATGTTTCAATTGATCCTGTCCACCCACTACTAAAGGTGAAAGGAGGCTCCCAAGGTACAGGAAATTTCTATTTAAAATTTTATTCATCAGGCGGACTTGGTGGATTTATGGAAATTTCTGATGGTTCTTCTGGCAGTCTTTTTTTTAGTGCAGTAGGAAGCGGCGTCAATTATTGGAACAATTGTATAATATCTACTGATGGAACAAATTGGACAACTTATATAAACAACATACAACAAACTCCTACTGGCACAACATTTTTGCCAACATTTTACAATAATACTGATTTTATTATAGATTATGGCACAGATTCTTACACATATGCTATAGATGACTTGAGAATTTATGACACGGCAATTAATTCTTCTGAAAGAGCTTTTATTTTTAATCTGGGATCAGGAACTCAAGCTGATTCTGGTGGCACACCTGTAGCTTTAACAGCAGGAAATAATATTGTAAAAGGTTATTCTACAAAACCGATATATCCTCAACCATCAATAGTAATACTTAATAGCGGTGGCACTCTTGAAAGCACAGCTACAAATACTGTTTATGCCAGTGTTGTCAGCGGAAGTGCCACTATTGGTGGAAGCACTAATGTTGCTGCTGTAAACGGTGTGGCAACATTTTCTGGTCTTACATTGACAGGATTTGGTTCTGTAGGATTGAAATTTACTGCTTCTGGCTTATCTGGAACTTTTAGCCCATTGTTTAATATTACAAATTCCATGCCAGTAATGCCAATTAGATCGGAAAATGCCGGTGTAGTTCCCACAAGTGGAAATCTACAAATTGGTGAATTGGCTATAAACATAGCAGATCAAAAAGGATATGTTAAAAAATCAGATGGTACAATAGTAACTGTATTCCAAGCTGGTGGATCTATAACTAGTGGACAAATAACATCTGGGTATATTGGTAATAACGCTGTCGTTAGCGGATCAATTGCCAGCGGAAGCATTGTACAGTATCATATGAGTTCTGGATATCTTTTGAGTCTCATTCGTGCTGGTGTAGCTCTTGGTTGGGGTGCTGGTGGGCAAATAACCGATCCAACAAGTGCCGGTAACTTATTTATAGGCACTGATGCTGGTCTAGAGGATGCTAGTGGCAACTCAGTTACTTCTATAAATGACTCTACGATTATTGGACAAGGTGCAAAAGTACTTAATACATCAGGTGATGTTGCTGAAATTGTCATAGGCGCATATTCATATGGATTTGGCTCATATACGACAGCAATTGGCAATGAATCCACAATGTCAGGTAAAATTTATGGCAATATAAATTTTCCTCATGGATTATATTGGCACTCCGGTTACATATCTTCTGGTGGTCCGTTAATTTCCACATTTGGTTCAGGTGTTATTTTAAGCGGGAATATAGCAAATGCTGCCGTCGTAAGTGGGTCAATAGCCAGCGGACAAGTAGGACAATTCCATCTTAGTAGTGGTTCTGTAACAAGCGGGGCAATTGCTAGCGGACAAGTAGGACAATTCCATCTTAGTAGTGGTTCTGTAACAAGTGGGGCAATTTCTTCAGGTGTTGTGGGTATAAACCATCTATCAAATGGTTCTGTCAGAAGTGGTGCAATTGCTAGTGGACAAGTAGGACAATTCCAACTTGCCAACAATAGTGTATATTCAGGCGCTATTGCGAGCGGTCAGATTGATAGTCCACACATTGCTAGTGGAGCAATTAAATCTTATCATTTGTCTTCTGGAGCAATACTTTCTGGAAGCAACGCCATAGGAATAGGAGCAATTACCAGCGGTCAAATTGCATCTGGCTTACTGGGAGGAGGTGTTGCTTCATTAACTAGTGGACAAATAACATCTGGATTCCTTGGCAATGCTAGTGTGGTGAGCGGTAGTATAGCCTCCGGTCAAATTGGGCTGAATCACTTAGCATCTGGAGTTGCAGTCGGCGGCGGTCCAGCCACCATAACCAGCGGACAAATTACATCTGGATTCCTTGGCAATGCTAGTGTCGTATCTGGAAGCATTGCTAGTGGAACTTTGGGGACATTCCACTTTAGTTCAGGTGCTGTGCTATCAGGTAATATTTCTAGTGGACAAATAGGAATAAATCATTTGGGAAGTGGAGCAGTGAGTTCTGGTGCAATTGCTAGTGGAAGTATAAGCCAATTCAAATTAAGCAGCGGCACTGTCAATAGCGGTCAATTAGGAAACAATGCTGTTGTAAGCGGAAGTATTGCTAGCGGTCAAATAGACTCGCCTCACATTGCTAGTGGAGCAATTAAATCTTATCACTTATCTTCAGGAGCAATACTTTCAGGAAGCAACGCCATAGGAATAGGAGCAATTACCAGCGGTCAAATTGCATCTGGCTTACTTGGAGGAGGTGTTGCTTCATTAACTAGCGGGCAAATAACATCTGGATATATTGGTAATAACGCTGTTGTAAGCGGAAGTATTGCTAGCGGTCAGATAGACTCGCCTCACATAGCAAGTGGAGCGATTAAATCTTATCATTTGTCTTCTGGAGCAATACTTTCTGGATCTAATGCCATAGGAATAGGAGCCATCACAAGCGGACAGATTGCATCTGGTTTACTAGGTGGAGGTGTTGCTTCATTAACTAGCGGGCAAATAACATCTGGATATATTGGTAATAATGCCGTTGTTAGCGGTAGTATTGCTAGTGGACAAATATCATTATTTGCCATAGGTTCTGGTGCGGTTGGTTCAGGAAGACTTGGAGCATCATCAGTCAACTCAGGAAATATAGCCAGCGGTCAAATTTTTAACCTATCGTTAGGTTCGGGCGCAATAAGATCTGGAGCAATTGCTAGTGGACAAATAGGAAACAATCACTTTGGAAATGGTGCGGTAAGGTCTGGAGCAATTGCTAGTGGGCAAATAGGTCAAACTCACATAGCAGATAATGCTGTCGCATCTGGTAATATTGCTAGTGGTAGCATATCTCAAAATCACTTGTACACAATAAGCTATCCTGCTAACGGATATGTTTTAACCACAGATGGTACTAATTTTGATTGGGCATTACCCACAGCATTTCTTTCATCTGGTTCTGTAGTATCTGGCAATATAGGAGACAATGCTGTAACATTTGGTAATATTGCTAGTGGTTTGCTTCTGGAATCACAAACAATAACAAAAACAACATTCTTAAACAATTTTAGAATTGGTTTGCAGTCTGGCGTAGCTGTAAACCCAGATAATACAACAAGCGGTGCAGTTTTGTATTTAAATCCATATGATGGCTGGACAATTAGTTTATATAATGGCAACGAATGGACTCAAGCAAATACTTCTGGTACATGTGTTAATTTAGATGTTGGAGGTTCTGTCTTTTCAGGCAAAAATTATGATGTTTTTGCCTATGTAAATAGCGGATACTTTCAACCCAATTTAGAATTATCTGCCGAATGGACAACAGCCAGTACCAGATATGATCCTATTTATTTTCTTGATGGAATACCAGTTAAATCTGGAGATTTTACACGAAGACTGGTCGGAACAGTAAGAGCAATTCAAGACGATGTATTATGCGACAGTCTGCAAAACAGACTAGTCTCAAATATCAACAATAAAGTCAGGCAGGGCATGTTTTATTATAGTCCCGATGGACCGCACACATTTAACACAACATCAGGTGTTAATCAGAGAATTTGGGCTAATAATAGCGGAAACCAAATTACTTGGATTTCTTGCTTCAACAACTCAAATCCCGGCATGGCATGTCATTTTGCTGGGCTTGCAAAAACGGGAGGAATTGGTGGAATTATTCAAAACCCCACTCCAAGGGCACTTGCCGTTTCAACAGCATTTGATGGCTCTTATGCTCCAGCTATTTTGATAAGAACATCAGGTTTCAGCTACGGAGCAAGCCCTTCAACTTCTCTTATTTCTACAATCGGACTGAACTACTATCAAATATTTGAAGGCATGTTCGGCGCTGTTAGCAATTCGGGAATAATGCAAGCTACTGACTTGATCATATATGGAGGCGTAGATGTCTAATTTTTTAGATTTTCTCAATAGTTCTGTTTTGAAAGTTTGTCCTATTACTGGTTTACTTGAAAATAATGGGGTTTTTGTTGCTCAATTTTCAAAAGAAGCCACACAAGAACAAATCAATGCTGCAAATATAATTTTAGCAAATTCTCAATTGCAAAGAGAAAAATATGAAAAATTACAACAAATTGATCAAGATTTCCTAGATGAAGAGAATGCCGGATACACAACCACCTATAGTTGGAAACTTGGATTACAAATGCGAGATGTTATGCTTCTATCCTCGTTTTTTCTATTGGCAAAAGAATGTAATGCAATGGGACTGCCAATTCCAGAACTAATTGACATGGAAGGAAATCCAAGGCAATTGCCAATAATTGAATTGACACCATTAATGCTTAGTTATGGAAATTTTAGAGCGCAAATGTCTAAAACATATGCTGATCGTAAAAAAGCAGTCGAAAATGCAACTACAATAGAAGAATTAAATAATATTTAACGCTACTCTATTATCCTAGACACACTAGTTTAGGAAAAAATATGGCTGGAAGTTGGGAAATCTTAAATATTGAACAAAACAACCCAAGAGTTTTAGTGGCAACCCTCACAAGAGAACTTGTCACTACAGCTTGGGCGATGAATTTTAGGCAATTAGTCATTCCTAATGGCACTTTTACAATGCTATCTGGAATGCCTTTTGATCATGCTAGAAATACTGCTTGCCAAAAATTATTAGAATTACAATGGGAATATTTGTTTTTCCTAGATGATGATGTCGGTTGTCCTCAAGACACAATAATCAGATTAATGCGACATAAACTACCCATTGTTTCTGGAGTTTATTACAGAAGAATGAATCCTCTCACTCCTGTTATGCTAAAAAACACACCAAATGGTCCTCAATGGATAACTGAATATCCAGCAAACAGTTTAATTGAAGTGGATTTTGTCGGTTCTGGTTGTTTATTAATTGAAAGAAAAGTACTTGAATCACTACCGCCACTAAGTAATAGATGTAGATGGTTCCAATGGCAATGTGACAGAACAGATTTACCACAATTAGAAAAAACAAGCGAAGATTTCACATTCATGACACATGCAAAAAATCATGGATACAAAATAGTAGTTGATACTAGTATTCAATGCAAACACATAGGTCTTTGCGAAAGTAGCATTGAAGGATTTAAGCCTCTAGAATTAAAAGTTTAACAGGATAATTTTATGATTTTAGATATTGGTTATGCAACTCTATGTCCAGACGATGATATACTTAGAGAAATTATGTCTTATGACATAATGAATCCAATTGCTGTACCATTTATGCAAACTCACATTCAAGTGCCAGAACCATTTCCGCATATGGAAAAATACACATATCATGGAAGTATTCAATATTTTCCCAGCTTGCATTGGAGTCGTCAATTTGAATATCCTTGGGCGATAAAATCAGCTAATTTGCTTCCACATCATACTTGTTTGGATGCAGGAGGTGCTGGATTCTCATCCTTTAAGTATGCTGTTGCTAAAAGATCAAAACATGTAAGCGTAGTAGATTTAGATGAAGAATCTTTATCAATGAATGAATTTTATGGAAAAAAGATGAATATTAATAATATTTCTTACCATAAAAATGATATATCAAAATTTAAATTTGATTATAAATTTGACAGAATATTTTGCATTTCTGTTCTTGAACATATTGAAGATTATGGCGAAAAAATAAAGTGTATCAAAAATATGATTGATCATTTGAAAGATAACGGAGAAATGCTCCTTACACTTGACATACTGTTGAAAAATGATGCAAAAACATATGGAGATTTAGATGTATCATCTATGGAATTAGATGCAGTTAAACCTATACTGGAAGAATTAGGAGTTCAACATATTCCAATGGAAAGACCATTGATTGGTGTTTTGCAAGAAGGAACAAAAGTCATGGTTATGTATGTGCATTATAAAAAACTAACAAATAAATTAGTTGAAACATCAAGCTGATCATTTCTTAACTATATTAAAATCATGAAAACGACTCATTTATCAACAAGCAATACAAAAAAACTTAAAATCTGTGTGATATCAACAACAATTTTACCATGTCCACCTACTGGCTACGCTGGTCTTGAAATGATATCATGGCAATGCGCCGAAGGTCTACATGCTAAAGGGCATGATGTAACTCTTATTGCTCCAAAAGGATCAAAAACAAATGCTAAATTGCATGAAACAACTTTAGGAGAATCAGAAAGACAGGCTTATTCTGGTTATTGGCAAAAACTAGTAAATTTTGATGTAATTATTGACCACAGTTGGGAAAAATGGTCTTATATTCTCAAAATGGAAGGTAATTTAAAACAACCTATATTGGGTGTTTTACATGCTCCTGTTGAGACAATGTATAGCGTAGCACCACCTGTTCAAAAACCATCTCTTGTATGCATCAGCAAAGACCAATCAGAAGCTTGTAAAAAACATTTAAATTCAAATTCTAGAGTAGCTTATAACGGAGTTGATATTAGTTTTTATTCAAATAAAAACAAGAAAAGAAATAACCGATATCTATTCCTTGCTAGAATAAGCACAATTAAAGGCCCGCATATTGGAATTAGTGTTGCCAATAATTGTGGTGTTGGTCTTGATTTAGTTGGTGATGACAGAATTACAGGAGAGCCAGATTTATTAAGAAGAGTCAAAGATGCATGTACTTTAACGCCTAATCTTCGTTATATTGGTCATCAAAATAGAGAAGAATGTGTTGACTGGTTTAACAATAATAAAGCATTGTTGCATCCCAATCAGCTTTATAGAGAACCTTTTGGATTGGCACCAGTAGAGGCACAACTTTGTGGAATGCCAGTCATTGCTTGGGATAATGGTGCCATGAGAGAAACGGTCAAACATGGAGAGACAGGATTTTTGGTAAATACGCAAGAAGAAATGGAAAGTCTTATTAGATCAGATGCTGTAAGTAATATTAAATCTGAAAATTGTATTGAATGGGCTAAACAATTCTCATATGAAAACATGGTTAATACTTATGAGCAATTATGTGTTGAAGCAAAAGAAAGTGGTGGATGGTGAAATTTCAAACTTCTTTTGCTCATGGTTGCTTAGATACAACACTTTTGCGTGAATTTTGTAGTTATGACATTTTGTGCCCTGAATGTTGTGAATTAGTTCCAGAAGCAATTAATAGTTCCAACTATATGATTAGTAAATCAAGACTTACTAGCTTGCATTGGAGCAGACAATACGAGTATACTTGGGCAATACTTAACAGTAATTTAAAACCTACAGATATATGTCTGGATGCTGGTGGTGGTTATTCTGTTTTCAAGTATGCTATTGCCAAAAGATGCCAAAAAGTAATTACAATTGATGTGAATCAAGATTATCTAGACAAAACAATTAAATCTGCTGATAGAATGGGTTTCAAAAATATTGAATTTCTAAATTGTGCTATTGAGAACTACCAAACAAATCAAAAAATTGATAAAATTTATTGCTTATCAGTTATTGAGCATATAAAAGACAAAGATATAAGATTTAAATGTTTGAGCAATATGCTAAATCTTATTGATAAAAATGGAGAATTTTATTTAACATTTGATGTTGTTATGGAACCGGGAAATAATACATTTGATTTTTATATCAATAGGCAGGATGCATCTGAAATTTTACAATTTTTAGGCATAAATGGAAATGTAAACGGGGAATTTTATACTGGTGTTTTTCCCGGCGGATGCGTATTAGTTACTGTTTGCATAAAAATGTGGGATTTTTGAGGTAATAAAATGTTTCTTTATGTGACTTGCGATAAAATTGGTAGCCAAACTGGTGGTGGTAGTGTAACGGCCAATGAATTAGAAGCTTTAAGCAAATTGGGCCAAGTTGATATTTTAAATCCACAAGGAACGCAAGATCCGTTTAAAGCAGAAGAAAATATTGATGTTTCTGATCTTGGCAAATATAAATTAGCTCATTTTTATGCTGGCACATTTCCTGTTTTGACAAGAAAATTAAAAGAAAAAGGCGTAAAGATAACTTATACTGCTGCTGCTCATGATATTAATGAAAGCAAAGAAGAATTTAAATTTTACGGAATTCCTTATAATTATCCACATATAACAGATCCTGCACTGTGGAATAAATATCTTTCAAGCTATTTAAACGCTGATTTAATCATTTGTCCTAGTAAACATAGCGCAGAAGTAATGAGTGGTTTTGGGGCCAAAAACATAACAATAATTCCTCATGGTTGTCACGATGGATTTAATTACCCAAAACCTAAAACATTTAATGTGGGATATTTAGGACAAATTGGACCAGATAAAGGACTTAGATATCTTATAGAGGCTTGGGCAAAATTAAATTATAAAGATGCCATTTTAACATTTGCAGGAATACAATCACCTCTTTTAATACATATGATAAGACATTATGGTATTGGTAATTACAATATTCTTGGATATGTCAAAAAGTTAGATGAATTTTTTAAATCGATTAGTTTGTATGTTCAACCAAGTGTAACAGAAGGTTTTGGAATTGAGATATTGGAATCAATGACATATGGAAGACCTGTTATTGCTTCTAATGGTGCTGGTGGTTCAGATTGTTTACATTCTTCTTGTAAAATCTTTGAAAAACGGAATGTTAATCAATTAGCTGAATTTATAGATTTATATAAAAATGACAAAAACGATTACAGTTCAAAATTAATTGAACATTCTAAACAATATAGTTTGGAAAGAATTCAATCAGCTTACATTGAAACATGGAAAAAAATGATTTAATTTTTAATTTTTATTATAATAAGTCCTAGTAACATTATAAACAAACCAAGAACAGAAATTTTGTCAAGCTTTATTTTAAATATTATTAATGGCAAAAACAAATAAACTAAACAAACTATAAAATCCCAAACGAGAGAAAATACATATATCTTTTTTTCATCTCCTATTAATTTTGTACTATTGTACCAAATCAAATTTGTTGTAACTGCAATTATTAATCCAACAGGAATATAAAACCATTTATCATGCATACTTTTGTTAAATGAAACATAACAAGAAGCTGACGATAAAATCAAAGCGAAAAATAAAATAACTAATTCAACCATAATTTATTTACGATGTCTCTATTAAAATATGAGCTACACATTTCCATTTAAAGAAAATGTTATTGAACTTGGTGGTGGTGACAAACCATATTTTCGCCCCAATCTTGATGTAAGAGAAGGTCCAACAGTAGATATAGTAGCTGATTTTAACAAGAAATTACCTATCGATGATAATGCATATAATGGTGTTTTTAGTTGTTATTGTATTGAGCATATTTCTTGGAGAAATGTTCGACAATTCTTAGCAGAAGTTTTTCGTATTCTCAAGCCTGAATGCAAAGCAGTATTTGTAACAGCAAATACAAAAAGACAAATGGAATGGGTATTGGCTCAAGAAGAATGGAATGATGACAGTTCATCGATTATTTTTGGAGGTCAAGACTATGACGAAAACACACACAGGAATAGTCTTTGTCCTGAATATGCAATAAAACTTTTGACAGAAGCAGGATTCAAAAATATTATTGTTTTACCACATGGGGAGCTAGGAACAGACATGATTATTGAAGCAACTAAGCCGCAAAAGCAAGACGAAAAAAGAGCATCTTTGTTTGACAAACATTATTTCAATGGTGGTGGTAAAGTCGGTGGTTACGCCCGTGAAGGATATTGGGATTATCCAGTACATTGGTTGACTTTTGATAAAGTAATGGAACACAATCCTAAATCTATTCTTGAAATAGGTGCTGCCCGTGGTTATATGGTCAAGCGTTTCAACGATGCTGGTATTAGGTCAAAAGGACTTGAAATAAGCCATCATTGCCAATTAACAAGGGTTACTAATGATGTGATTGAATGGGATATATGCAATACTCCTTGGCCTTTTCATGACAAAGAATTTGATCTTGCATTTTCAACTGCTGTGTTTGAACATATTCCTGAAGAACACTTACCAAATATTATTAGAGAACTTGAAAGAGTATCTGAAAGAGGGCTTCATGGCATTGATTTTGGTGAGAATGATGACGGATTCGACAAAACCCATTGTACTTTAAGAACTAAAGAGTGGTGGGCTGAAAGAATGCCAGTAAGTCAGACTTTTGTTGATAAGGAACTATTAGAGAAAGGTAATGTTACAACACATATTCCAGCTGGTGATAACAAAGTAAAGATTAACTTTGGAAGTTTTATAAATATGTCTTATCATGGTTGGATTAATAGTGATATTATAGATTTGAATCAATTTGCATCACAGCATAGATATAAATTTTTACAATTAGATGTAAGACAAGTTTTACCATTTAATGAAGAATGTGTTGATTTAATTTATAGTAGTCATATGTTAGAACACTTGACTAAAAATGAAGGTTTGTTCTTTTTACGAGAATGTTATAGAGTTATGAAACCTGGTGCTGTGATGAGAATAGTTGTATCGGATGCTCAAAGACTTATAAATTACTATCAAGACAAGCAATTAAGTATGTTTGATGAAATTAATGATGGATGTGCTGGTAGTGATTTTGAATCTGCAAAATTGTGGTCATTACTTTTTGAAGGTCACAAGATTGCATATGATTTTGATGGTATAAAGTCATTAGCATCAAGTACAGGATTTAAAGTTGAAAAGAAGAGTTTTGGTGTTGGAAATGATCAGATAATTAAAGAAACTATGGATATGCTGCCTGAAATTAGTTTGTTTGTAGAATTAACAAAATAATAGATTCATATTATATTAGATTTTCTTTAGCACTAAATACCAAGAATATGCTCCTGCAGTTGGATTAACATATATTTCTTCCCATTTTCCTATATTTAAAACAATATTTTTGAAATTTTCCAATGAGAAATCTTGTTCTTTATGTGCATCGTTGCATGGTTGACCTGTTTTTTTACAATGGCTTAGAAATTTTTGTTGATCAGGACAATTAGTAACTAGATGTCCTCCAGGTTTAAGTATTCTTCTCCACTCACGCAAAATTTGTGCTAATTCTGAATAAGTAAAATCTTCCAGCAAGTGTGAAGAATAAACATAATCGAAAACTTCATCACAAATATAAGGAAATGATCTACAGTCGCCTCTTAAAATTTGTTTGTGACCTTCAAAATTTGGACCGTATGATTTAGGCATATCAAATGTAATAGCTGTGGGAGTTATTGCGCTACCACCAAATCCAATATCAATACCAAAACCTTTACAAAATTTTTCCAAAAAAGGACGAGCAGATTTAGTCTCACTCATAATACAAACTCCATATCAATTATTTAATTTAGATATTGATATAATATTTGCTTTGTATTTTTTTTACTAATTTAAAATATGAAAATTTTAGTCACAGGTGGTTGTGGGTTTATTGGTAGTAACTTAGTTGATAAGTTAGTAGCTGCAAAACATAAAGTTATAGTTATTGACACTTTGGTTAATGGCAAACTATCAAATTTGAATATTTTTGCACCTCTTATTCGAGAAGATATAAGAAATAAAAAGTTAATAAATCAACTTAAATATGAAAAATTTGATTTAATTTATCACATAGCTGCTTTACCAAGAATCAAACCTAGTTTTGAAGAACCCCGAGATTTTATTGATGTTAATACAACTGGCACATTAAATATGCTTGAACTCGCTAAAGTTTCAAATTCTAAATTTGTTTATGCTGGTTCTAGTTCTGCCTATTTTGATATATTTGCCAATCCATATGCCTATAGTAAGTACATAGGTGAACAACATGCAATACTTTATAATAAATTATTTAGTGTAAGTACAGCAATTGCTAGATTTTTTAATGTTTATGGGCCAAGACATTTAATGGATGGGCCAAACGCAAATGTCATAGGTATATTTGAAAAACAAAAACTTACCAATCAACCTTTAACTGTAACTGGTGATGGGCAAAAAAGAAGAGATTTTACTCATGTCTCAGATATTTGTGAAGGTCTTTATAGAATAGGTCAACAAACTTGGAGTGGACAATATTTTGATTTAGGCAGACAACACAATCATTCTATCATTGATGTTGCCAATATGTTTAATCCAAAAGAAATTAAATTTATAGAAGCCCGAATTGGAGAAGCAGAAACTACTTTAGCAAACTTAGAAAACACAAAAAAACTATTGAATTTTGAGCCTAAAATAAATCTTAAAGAATATATTGAAAGTTTCTTAAAAGAAAATAAATTATGAAAATTAACTTGTATAAACAAAACCAAGATAAAAAAATTGGTGGCGGATGGTCTTTTTTGAGGAATTTTGAACATGGAATAAATAAGTCTGGTCATGTTCTAAGCGACACAGATTACGAAATATCAGTAGTGTGTGGGGCTACTATGGTTTTGTGGGATCAGTGGAATAACAGTAAAAAAAAGCCAAGATTACTTAGGGCAGATGGAATTCCTGAAGATTTTCGTAACAGAGGCACAGGTTGGAGTAGATTCAAAGGTTATGCTGAACAGGCTAATGGAATTATATTTCAAAGTGAGTTCTCAAAAAATACAGTTGGTCGATTAATAAAAAAAACAGGCCCAGTTATTGTTAATGGTGTTAATACGGAAATTTTTAATAAGACTGGAAAAAAGGAATCAAAATTTGGTGATCCAAGTATTGTTTTTGTAAATTTTAGAGATGACCCCAATAAAAGGTTTCAAGAAGCAATTGAAAAGTTTCGACAATACAAAATAGATCATCCAAAAGCTGCGATTACATTTATAGGTGATTATCCAAAAAATCAAATTTTATGGGATGGTAAAAACTACGATTTTGGAATGTTAGATTTGCAACAAAATCAAGACTGGAGATATTTGGGAATCATATCAGACAGGAACAAACTTGCTTCAGTGTTGAGGTCTTGTGATATGATAGCTTACCCATCTTTTGCTGATCCTTGTCCAAACACACTAATTGAGGCTTTATCATGTGGATGTAAGCCAATATGGATAAATTCATATGGAAGCTCAAATGAGATTATAAAATTATTTGAAAATGGATATGACTTCGGACTTCAAAATATGGTTAATAATTACATAAAAATTTTGAAGGAATATTTATGAGTTTGTCGAGGGGTTTCATTACAAAGTGGTTGTCTAAAATAGATATAAGCAATAAGAATTGTTTAGATATTGGAGCAGGACCGCCAGATAAGTGGGCTAAAAATTTTACTCATGGAAAACCTGGTAAATATGTTACAGTTGATTATAACAATAATGCAGACTACAAAATTGACCTTAATATTCCTATAAAATCAATTCCCGATGATATAGTCAAAAATAACCAAGTTACTTTCTGTATTGAATGTTTAGAACATTTGTGGAATCCAGTAGAAGCAATTAATAATATATCAAAAATGACTAAAGAGGTTTGTTATATTACTACTCCTTTTATAAATCCTATTCACGATACATGGGACTATTTAAGATTTACAAATGAGTGGTTTGAAAAAGTGATGCCTATGTTTGGTTTCAAGAAAATTATGTTTGAACCAAGAAATGCAACTAAGGGATCATCTTTGCTGAATAAATTTTACCAAACTGAAGGGTTGCGAATGAGTAAAATTAGATATAAAAATGGTGAGGGACATAAGCTAAATCTGATTGGAAATCTAATTACAGCTTATAAATAATATGACCAACTAATGTCAATTTTAACTCAAGCGCAAATATAACTATGTACAAAATATTACAAATAGTACCTGCACAAAATACAGCTATAACTACTTTAGCTTTAGATATCGCTAAATATGCAGGAAAAGAATTTGCGATAAAGACTCTTAGCTTTCATCCTAAAAATCCTACTTCAAATGAAATATCATCATTTTTAACAGAAGTTAAAAGATGTGATATGATAGATGTTCAATATTGGAAATCTGGGTCGAAAATCAAAACTTTGTATCCTTCTGAATTTGAATCAAAACCAAAAATATTAACACACTACAATCCATATAACTTGACTGATGAAAATTGGGGTGAATATAAAAAAGTTTGTGTAGTAAACAATTATCAAAAGTCAATAATTAGAGATGCTAAGTTAATGCCCTTATGTATAGATACACAATATTTTAATTTTAACAGACTTAACTATACAATCAAACCAATCATTAATATGTCTGTAAACAGAATTGAAGCAAAAAAAGGTGTGCTTGAAGTTGCTCAGGCGTGTAGAGAACTTAAATATCAATTCATATTAGTTGGAAGAATATCAGATAGTAAGTATATGGACAACATCAAAAAAGCCTGTGGTAGTAGTCTTGATTTTAGATGTGATTTGCCTCTTCATATGGTAAGAAAAAGTTATCATGATTCTGCTATCCATGTTTGTAATTCAGTTAACAATTTTGAAAGTGGAACTATGCCAATTTTAGAAGCCATGTCATGTGGATGTGCTGTTTTTACTAGGAATATTGGTCATGTTCCTGATATTGCTGAAGAATCAAAAATTCATGTATCAGATCATGAAGTACACGATATAGAAAAAATTAAAAACGGACTAGCAAAATTGTATGAAGGAAGACAAACAAGAATTAGAATGAGAGTTGCAGCAAGAGATTTCGTTAAAAAAAGAGATTCAAGAATCAGATCAACACAATATTGTCTTCTTTACAAAGAAATATTACAATTGTCTGCAAAGTCCTAACCCAGCTTCAAATGGGAAACTTACAAAATCAAATTTAGATGAGTATTCTGAATTATTTTTTATATCATTCCAAAATTGCTTGACTCCACATTTACCGTAAGTTGTTTCTTTATCAACAGTAATATCATGTAAGGTAATGTAACTCTCAGATTCGATAAGATTTAAACACTTTATAAAATCCCTTTTGACACCTTCGTAAGAATGATCTCCATCAATATAAATGTATTGATATTTTTTATCTACATTAAAGTCTTCAAATTTTTTATTATGAATGGTTATAATGTTTTCACAGTTGATAGGTTTCCAATACTCCTTTGTAGCAGTTTTCCATATTCCTAAACCACCCCAGGCATTTGGTTCTTCAGTTGAATAACCAGCATCTACAAAATCAACACTTCCCAATCCTTCATCTAGGCAAGCAATACCACAAATGGCTGGTATAAAACCTTTTTGTGATCCAATTACCAATATATTTTTTGGTTTAATATTTCTTATAAGTGAGTAATGAATTAAACCAAAACCTAAGTTGCAATTTGAATAGTTGTTATTATGCGCTCTGGCATGATAATTTTTCTTAATTATTTCAACCAGCCTTTTATCAATCAACATAAATCCTCAGTTTTTTAAGAACACACAAATGATTCTTTCGCTAACTTCTTTTCTATTTAACTTTGCATCAAACTTTAAATATAATCTTAAATTGTATTTTTTTACACAATAATTATAGATTGTGTCATAATGATGTAGTTTTTTTGCTTTCTTTATATTTTCATAATGTCCTACACAAGTTTCAAGTACAATACATTCTGGTTGGTATTTTTTAATTAATTTTAAAGCAGAATCTCCCTCGGTCTTACTATCTGTCTTTTTTTCTCCAGCCGAAACACCCAACAACAATAAAATATCTATAGTTTTTTCTTGATGTTGATATTCCTCATCTGTGCAAACAATCCATGTTGCATCAGGATGTTTTGCTTTATTTGAATCAATAGCTTCCTTACTTAAATCGAAACCTATGTATTTTGAATTGTTTAAGTATTTTTTTAGTGGAGCAAAACCGCACAAACAATCAACAATTACTCCTGGATTCTTAGGCAAATGATCTTTAATAAATTCATAGGTTATTTTACCTCTAGGTTCTGTGTCGATAAGGTGCTTCCAAATGTAATTTAGCATATGTTGTTTCTCTTCATAAAATCTTTCATTTCAATTATTTGCTTATCTTTCTCTTCCCAATTTGAACTTTTTGTCAATTCCTTTGCTTTTGCTGTTGGAACATATTTAAATTGATACCCTTGAGTTGTAAATCGCGCAATTATTTCTCTTGTCATACCACCATATTTATCTATTCTTTCCAAAAAACATCCAGACCTCATAATGTTGATTTTTCTAATTGCAGAAAAATTTTCAACAAAACTTTTTTTATCTGAGCCTTTATTTCCAAATACCCAAATTTTATCTATACTGTTGATAAGTTGATCAGTCAATAGTTGCAAAGATTCTCGATTCTCCGGTGTGAGTCTATCGTCCATAAAAACTAATATGCCACCAGTTGAATTAGTGATTCCAAAATTTCTTGCTCTTGCTAAACCGTAGTCTTTGTTTCCATCAATATCAAATCTAGCACAATAAAAATATTTTACATTTGTAAAAGATTTAAGTTTTGCTAACTTTTCTGAATTTTCTTTATAATAATCCTTATCAGAGTCATCACATATTAAAATCTCTTTTACTTTAGCTTTAATTTTTTCAAAATTCTCAACATTTCTAAGTAGTACATCGTACCTGTTACAAGTTGGAATAATTACTGATATGTTATTGTCTAAAGCCATTTGAGTAAGTCCAAATATTTACTTGCAATTGAAGATATTGACAACTCACTATTAAAACATTTACTTAATTCAAGTATTTTATTCTGATAATTTTGAGTCAAAACAATTTCCATTTTATCCATATCTTCGAGTTCTAAACCAAATTTATTTACATATTTATATGAGTAACTATTTTTATTTATTGCGGTAGGTATTCCACTACAAATATACTTTTGTATTTTAGTGGGAGGTTTATACTTTTGATTAAAATCTTCTATATGTTTGTAATCTACGGCAGACTTGCAATTTATTAAGTTATTTCTTTGTGATATCTCAGACCAGTCAATAAAACAAAAATTTTCTAAGTTTTTAACATTACTGAAATTGTAATCAAGATTCAATGATTTAGCAATTTTATTTGCTGCTTCAATAACATTTTGTTTTTTATAATCAGTGACTATGTTACATACAAAATTTGATTTTAACTGCTTGTATCTTTTATAAAAATATGGGAAATATTGAAATCCTCCTACCCACAAAACATTTCCTGTTTTTTGTCTTAAATTACTGCTTATGCCAAATTTGTTATAATGATCAACATACTGAACTACTTTGGTGGGGAAAAACTCATTCATTTCATCACAGTGATTCGCAACAACACTACACAAACTTATAAATTTTTTATTTTTATCTAAATCTTCTTTTGAATTATAACAATCAACAGGAAAAAATATTATCTTGCATTTTTTTTGTTCAAGTATATTACAGACAGCATCATTAGCAGGAGACTTAATCCAATAAACTACAGCTCCATTTTCAAGTTCATCAACATTTTTGAAGTATTGTATTGTGTGTTTTTCTTTCAAGAATTCTGCAATGTCTTGTCCAACCCAGTACCACGACGGCAAATCTTTGACAGGCCCAAAATAAATTGTTTTCATTTTATTTGTGGCTTTCCCTAAAAAACAAGTAATTATTTGATCTTAGATTTCCAGAAAAATATGAAACCTTTATACCAACTTTTTTTGCACAATAATCAAAACTCAATTGATCTCTCCTTGAGCCTGCACAAATTTCTTTCCACCAAAGTTCATTAAACTCAACCATCTTCTGACTATGCTTTCTTAATAATACAGTACATTCAGATAGACCGCAGTTTTGTGGAAAATTTTCTTTTCTATATTTTGCGATTTGTGTGTTAATCACTTTATGATCATCTAAATTTCTAGATTTACAAATTTCTGCTTCTTGGTAAATGCACTTTCTTTCGTTGTGTTTAAATAAAGCTATATCAGAATCTTGTAAATAAATATTAATTAATCTTTCAAGTGTATATGAAAATAAAATTTTTACGCTTCCATCTATCCACAAACTAAAATCATGCTCTGGAAAATATTTATGTGACAAAATTTTATGTATCTTGGCGTTTCTGCATGGATCAGAAAATTCTTTATGACATTCTTGAACTTTCCAACTTTTTGTTTCAACACTTTGTTCTAAAAATAATATCTTATCAACATTTCCAATATTTTTTGGTAATTCCTTAATTGAATCATAATTATTTGTTTTGTTTGTGATTGCAGAATATATTACTAATTTTTTGTCTTTTGCTATATTTTTCAAAATATTTATATTGCTATATTTTTGTAAATATGAGTCAACAATACCAGTAGCAACCCACTTAGTATGAAAATAAGATTTGTTATTATTATGATGAGCATGACCATGAGACTTGCTATGTCCAACTTGATGATAAATTTTTGATTTTGTTGTAGCGTAAATGTCATAACCTTGATTTAAAACTTTAATACACAAATCAGAGTCTTCAAAATATCCTTTTATATAATTACAATCAAAATGTCCGACCTCTGTAAATATTTTCTGCGAAATCATAAAACAACAACCAGTAGTTACCATTACTTTTCTTACTTCAGGCAAAACTTTACATAACTCTGCACTCGACATTGGTTTTTCAAGAGATCGCCCATTTAGCCACACTCCACCCACATGAACAAAGTCTTCAATTTCAGGATTCCAATCAGAACCGCATGATTCAACTTCTTGTTCATTCTTCAATATCAAATTGCCGACTATACCAACATTGTTATTTTTAACAAACACATCGTACATTGGTTTTATCCAATTTTTTGTTACTTTTGTATCTGCATTTAGAAATAATAAATACTTTCCTTGAGCAAATGAGGCACCAGTATTACATGCATTTGCAAAACCTGAATTAGGAGATATGCATACGATTTTGCCAATTTTTTGATTGCTAGATGTTCTTTTTTTTGACCATGTATTATAAATTACTGATCTTGAATTTGTAGGGTCACAATCATCTACATATATTATTTCTTTTGTCAGACCATCTTCGTGACAGAAATCCCATGTTTCAATTTGATTTTTTATTACATTATCACTTTTATAGCATGGTATAATTATTGATATGTCTACTTGTTTATCATTTGTAAACCAATCTCCGCAAGGCATTAATGATACTGTATATGTCTTTTTATTTATTTTGCTAGTATTTTTTTTGACATATGGATTAATCATATTTTTATTTATATTTTTCACATGATTCATATTTTTACTTGATTTATTTGGCGAACCAATTGATTTCACTATCTTTTGTCTTTGTTCTGTTATCTTATGTATATTTCTATCTGACATACAATATTTATTCCAAATTTAGTGCATATTAATAAGTTAGTTAAAAAATATTAATCTTCAAACCTGTCTTGCGAAATCATGATTCTTTTTTACAATGTTTTGATTGTTACGGGAATTTTAGACATGAAACAACCACAGTTCGTTTTTCACAAGGATGCAAAGTATGCAACTGAGCCACATCTACCTGAAAAACCCAGTCTGCAGCAATGTTTAGAAAAAGTATCACCTGATAATCCAAACTGTCTGTTAAATAAGTATGTCGGTCAAACCTCTGCCAAAAGAAAAATGGCTAGAGTTTTGGTTTCAGCTTTACAAAGATACAATCACCAAGCAAATGAAGTCAACTGGTTACTTACAGGCCCAAGTAGTGTAGGAAAAACAACTTTAGCTAAGTTGTTCGCTAAAATATTGCAGTTACCTTTTATTGAGATAAATCCAACAAGTATCAATAAGTTAGACGAAATTTTATTGATTGTCAAAGAAGTCCTAGATCGTGCTAGGATTCCCCTTACAGAACTTAAAAATGGAACTTACAAACTGCCACCATGCGTTATTTTTATTGATGAGGCCCATTCATTAAAAAAGAATATACAAAATGGTCTACTTAAAGCTATTGAACGAGCAGACAGACAACTAGTTACAGAAAGTAAAAATGTAGTTTCAACTGTTAAAGTCACATTCATGATGGCTACTACTGATGTTGGAGATCTAAATCACGCATTGATTAATAGATTTACAGAAATTGCACTTAAACCTTACACCAGAAAAGAGATAGCAGAAATAGTCAAAATAAAATATCCTCATTTGGATGTTGTGCCTTGTGCAATTGCTGCTTATTTTGAACCAAGAATTCCAAGGAAAGCTATTGAATTTGCACAAGAAATGATTTTTGAAAAACAATCTAATCCACAAAAAAGTTGGACTGATGTTGGTCTTACAATAGCTAAAGAAAATGATATTGACGAAATGGGAATGCCTAATAAGCATGTAAAAATTCTTGCATCTCTAATTAAAAATCCTGTTAGCAAAGACAACTTGGCAAATATACTCAACATAAGACCAAAAGAACTTACAGAATTTATTATTCCTTGGCTGATTGCTGACTCTGAAAATTGTCCTGCGCTTATCACTGTGAGTACATCAGGATACAAACTCACGATGGCTGGATTTAAAGAGTTAAGAAAAAGAAAAATAACTCTTACAATACCAAAATACTTAGAAGAAGATCTAGGTGAGGAAGAAACTACCAGTACAGAAGGTGTTCCTGACATTCCACTAGAACTTGTAAATCAAAGTGGCAATAACGCTTTTACTCCGACTGAGACTGATGCTTTGGAATTAGTTTGTAAGGAAACAAAACATAAAGATGAAGAAGAACAACAACCTTTGACTGTGATTGAAAGGGTAGAATCAGCGATCAAAAAGTTTATTAAAAATGAAATCATGACAGTTGGTGTTAATGTTTTGTTTGAGGCAGCTAAAAGGGTGATTTGATGCGTTCAATACCTAATAAATTTGCCAAAAAGTGTGATAGTATTTCCTGCAACAGAAGAGTTGAAGTTTCGCAGGGATACGCAATTCATGACGGAGCATCTTGGCAAACTTATCATAAAAACTGTGTGCCAGATCATTTAAAACCAGCCATAGAAACTAAGCCTAAAAAAGAATCTCAAGTTGTATTGTCAGAAGATGAAGTTAATTTTAGTTTTGAATATAATTTAGAAATAATAAATCTTATAAAAACTTTACCTTATGAATATAGAAGATTCAATTCTTCAGACTTGTCATGGAATATTAAACTAAACAACAAGAGCAAAAATGTTATTATTTCTGTATGTCAATCTTTAGATTTACCTGTTCCTGATACAATCATTAATTATCAAGATAAAAGCTTCGCAATACTTGCAACAGAAATACAAGATAAGAATTTTTTGGCATATAAAGGTCTTTTTGATTATCAAATTGAAGGAGTCAATTTTTTAAGATCAAAAAAACATGCATTTCTTGGCGATGACATGGGTACAGGCAAAACAGTCATGGGATGTATGGCTCTGTTTGCTAATAAACCTGTTATGATTATTTGTCCTAGTTGTGTAAAGGGAGTTTGGGAGAGTCACATTCGTACCTGGCGTAAAGATTACACACCAATTAATATCAGAACTAAAGAAGATTTTCGTTTGCCAAAAAATGGTGAAGTCATAATCATCAACAGAGAATGCTTGCCAGAACCATTAAATCGTGATGATCCAAATCATGAAAATTTTTACACTAAACAATTTGTGCATGATGCTAAAAAACTTAACATAATTATTGATGAAGCACACAAATTTAAAGATACAAAGTCTAAAGGTAGTAAAAAAGTAAAGAGTTTATCAAAAATTGCTGAAGTTTGTTGGATTATGACTGGTACTCCAATTCTCAATCATGCATTAGATTTATGGGGTGTCTTATCCATAGGTCACATGGAAAGAGAAGTATTTAGAGATTTTGAACATTTTAAAGAGTGTTACAATGCCTACAAGGGGGTGTATGGTACTGTTTGGAGATCGCCTAATAGCGAAGTTGCCAGTTTGCTTTCCAAAGTAAGATTGGCAAGAAAAAAAAGTGATATTAATATTCAATTACCAAAAGTTATACATAGCAAAATGATTGTAAAGTTAGAAGATTGTGAAAATGGTTCTAAGATTAAGAAAATGTTATCAAATTTGGATCATGAAGTTATAAACATAATACACAAACAAAATATGTTGCCACCATTTAATAAATTTTCTGAAATAAGAACTGAAATTGCTAAAGCAAGAATTCCTGCAATGCTTGAATATGTTGAATTATGTGAAGAAAATAAAGTGCCCATGTTAGTTTTTTCTTCACATATTGCCCCTCTCAATGCTTTAAGAATGAGAGAAGGATGGGGTGTAATTTGTGGAAATACCTCGTCTGAAATGAGAAAAGTTTTAGTTGACAATTTTCAAGCTGGAATACTACATGGCCTTGCTTGCACTATTGAAGCTGGTGGTGTAGGACTTACTATGACAAGAGCAGAAAAAGCCCTATTTGTAGATTTAGACTGGACCCCTGCAAATAATGATCAAGCCGAAGCAAGAATTATAAGACAAGGTAGTAAGCATGAAAGCGTTGAAATTATACAAATGATTTCAGATCATGCAATTGATATTCATGTTCATAATCTGATAAACGAAAAGAGAAAACTTATTTCAGGATCGTTAGAAATTACTAAGGAAAATTAAATAATTATTTAGGCTTTTTCTTTTCACGCATTATTTGCCTGACTTTTTCTCCGTAAGTTGGATTGGGAGATGGTTCAGCAGTAGGATCATCTGATTTTGGTAATCTTTTACGTCCGTAACCTCCAATACCTAATTTTCTTAGTCTATTTAAAGCTGCTCTAGCTTCACTTCCAGCTGGTTGGTTTCCATGAATTAATAATGCAAATGGTTTTTTATCTTTGGAAAATGCGTGAGAATCGTCATGATCTATTTCCAAACCTTTTTTCTTCCTTAATTTATCATCATACCATATGTAATTTTTTGCTTCTTCTACTGAAAAAACTACTACTGACCATTTTAATTTTTTCTTAGCCATTTCTAATTCAAAATTGTCATAACCATGTTCTACTTTAGACCCTTTAGAAATTGTGATTATTAAATTTTCAGGAAAAGTATTGTTCAAAACATATGGTATACTTTTAGTATATGCATAAAAAACAATTTCAGGCATCTTTTTTGCTACTTCAATCCATGCTTTTAAATAACTTTCATTGAAAAAATCACCACTTACATGTATTCTAAATTTATCACATGCTCTAGGAAGTTGAAACATAATTGATTTGTGTATAATTTCAGACATACCTTCAACATTATTTAATCCTATTTCCTTTAAAGCTTCGAAGTTATTCCATCTCGATTTTCTTGTAGACGGATAAATAGCTTCCTCTGAAGCCGCGTAGCACCTAAAATCTAAAGTTGGTGAATCTGTAATTTTACCTGTTTTTGGATCAGCTTTTGATAAACAAATTTTAGCAAACGGACATGTAAACCCGGCTGGTAAACTAAATGACCATATATTATGCGTTTTGAGTTTTGAATTCGGTTCACTTAATTTAAGCAAACACATTCTAGGTTTTGAAGAACCTTCCTGCTTTGAAGCACTGCTTTCAAACCATAGCTTAAAATTCAACATAAACTATTTATTTAAATTAAACAAATTTCTACAAAAAAATAAATAATTTTAGAGGTTGCTATTGAATATGATAAGAGAAAGCAGTGAATTTGAATACTTACAATCGTTCTGGAACCATCAGATAAGAAAAGGAAGTTACCATAAAGAAATACCCTTTTGAAGAACTGCTTTCAAACCATAACTTAAAATTTAACACAAACTATTTATTTAAGTTACAAAAAATTATGTTAAATTTTAACATAGATGATTAAAAAATGCTTGGTACATTTTACCACCTGGTTTTAAGTCAGGGTAGTAAAATGTACCGAGCATTAATGGGATCGGTGGGAATTGCACCCACGACCGGAGCGTTATCTTACCACTTCAACTTTCGTTGCCACCAAATGGTGTTCGTGGTCTGGACTATATCTTGGCCATATCATGGACTTAGGCCCATCCCCCATAGTCTCTACACACGCCAGACAGTTTCCTGTCAGCTTGGCTCGGTATTGCCACGGGTTTCCCCACAGGTTCCACCGAATTCGGGATGATTCAACAGGAAGTTTCCTAACCTGTTGCTCACAAAGGGTTTATAACAACCCATTTAAGCACTCTGCTCTCCTACTGAGCTACGATCCCATTGTTCAAACAAGAGCAGAATTATTTGAACAAGTCTATATTAATCACTGAAAACCCTAAGTCAATTCATCGAAACCACATTTAAATAATTTTTAGGTCGAAATAAATTAGCCCAAATTTGTAGTGCTTCGCCTAATTTTTTATAATAATCTGAATGAAACTGATTGTATGATTGAGGTAGGTAAAGAGAACGATTACAATTTGCAAGCTCTTTACCTACCTCAATCATACAATCAATTTCATTATCAGCTGTTAATTTTATATTATCAACAACCTCCCATAAGATTTCATTTTCGATAATACCAGGTGTCTCTTTTTCTAAGTTAACAAAAACATTACTTGCTCTACTGTGATAAATAAAAGGTTTGCCACAAGAAATTTTATAATTCAAATGATCACATATTTTCTTTATTATAATTCCGCACCATATATCATCAAATCTTCTGAATGGAACACCCACTCCCATTAATGGAAAATACATAAGTGGCAAAATTTTATTCACAATACATAAATTCATTCCGCACATTGGAAAATACTGTCCGCTTGGCATGATCTTTGTAACTTCTGGAAGTTTACAAGTTTGATTTGATAATGTTTGAACAGCGTCTAAATCAGGTATGCCTTCCCACAAACCAACACTTAAAACAACATTTTTTAATTTGCCTAAGTTTTGATATGGAATACCTCTAGTTCTGTAACCAGGACAACTTTCTGTCCATTTTGATGTTTCTTCTATATTTTTTATATGTTGAAGATAAAAGTTTTCTGTTTTAATCGGAAAGCAATCATCATCAAGAGTAAAAACATAATCATATTTTGAATATGCTTTATAAAAACCATATGATCTAATTGCTGAATCTCTTCTCGAAAAAATCCAACTAGCAGAGCCAAGTTCGTTATCAATATCATCCCATGCATAGTGAATGATGTTTTTAGGCACATTAAATGTTTTCTTGAGATTGTCTTCAATTAAAATCACATCAATTTCAAAATTCCAAGCATTTATAAATTGTTTAAAATTTTCTTCTCTGTTACTTGGTACTACTACAGCATATTTTTCACTCATAGAAACTCCAAAGTTCATGTTTCAGAATAAGAAACTTTAATTATTCTTCTGTCCTAAATTAGTTTCAATTTGACTATTTTAATTTAAGCAGGAGGATGGCTTAATGAAAATTCGTGATGGAATCGGTCTTGATTTTGATGATGTTTTGATAATTCCTAAAAGAAGCAATATTCAAAGTAGAGCGCAAGTTGATTTAAACAGAAAGTACAAATTTAATAATTTTGATAATTATGTTGATGTAGGAATTCCAATTATTGCTGCAAACATGGATACTGTCGGCACTTTTGCAATGGCTAAAGCCCTGGCAAGACATAATATTTGGACAGCATTACATAAATTTTACACAGTAGAACAATTATACAAATTTTTTACTGAAGAAGTTGAAGTTTGTAAAAAAGTTTTCTTTTCAATTGGTATTACTGATAATGATTTACAAAAAGCAAAAATGCTTACAGACATGGGTGTGGAACTCAAAAATATATGTATTGATGTTGCTAATGGTTATACACAACAATTTGTAGAAAGATGTAGTTTAGTTAGAGAATTATATCCAAATGCAATTATATTAGCTGGTAATGTTTGTACTGGTGAAATGGTGCAAGAATTATTATTAAACGGAAAAGTTTCGATTGTAAAAGTCGGTATAGGTGGCGGAGCCGTTTGTACTACTAGACACACAACAGGAATTGGATATCCTCAACTTTCTGCTGTTATTGAATGTGCAGATACAGCGCATGGTCTTGGTGGTCATATTTGTTCAGATGGTGGATGTAGAATGCCATCTCATATAGTTAAGAGTATGGCAGCTGGAGCAGATTGGACAATGATTGGAGGAATGTTTTCAGGTCATGATGAATGTGAAGGTGAATTTGAGTATGATGAACAAGGCAATAAAAAATCTATGTTGTTTTATGGAATGAGTAGCAAAACCGCGATGGAAAAACATTATGGAGGTAAAGCATCGTACAGACCAAGTGAAGGTAGAGCAATTAAAGTTCCATATAAAGGAAAAATTGATGATACTGTTGAGCAAGTACTAGGTGGTTTGAGAAGTGCTTGTACTTATGTAGGAACAACAAACCTTAAAGATTTATCAAAGTGTACTACATTTATAAGAACAAATAGAGTGCATGACAATATGACATCATTTTGAGGAAAAAATATGATAAGTTTCATGGATACACTTTTTTTTGTTGTTGTTTTTCATTTATTTGGATTATATTTGGGAAAATTATGGAGCGATTTTTATTATAGACAGCGTGAAGATGTAGAAAGAAGCGAATCTTTTTCTCTGACAGGACATAAACCTAGAGATTCAAAATGGAGATCAGTCAGAAATAAAATAATAGATGACCAGGGAAGTTGTGCGATTTGTGGAAAAACGAAAAATTTGAGAGTTCATCACAAAATACCATTTCACATTGACCCATCATTAGAACTTGTAGAAGAAAACCTGATTGTACTATGCGAAAATGAAAATCTTAATTGTCATTTTGTGTTTGGGCATCTAATGAATTGGAATGATTTTAATCCAAACATTGATGAGGATATAAAATTCTTGAGGAAAAGATTTGGTTCCTAAACAAGATTTTGGAGCAAATTTCATGGACTTAGAACAAAAAAGAATTCTAATTACAGGTGGATACGGTTTTCTAGGTGATCACATTTGTCAAAATTTGTTGAGTCTTGGCATAAAAGAAAAGTCAAAACTCAATAATAAAAATTACGGCTTTTATAGATTTAGAAGTTCTGACTTTGATATTACAAACCTTAAAAATGTTTATAACTTATACGAATCATACAAACCAGATGTTATAATTCACGCAGCAGCAAAAGTTGGAGGAATTGGGGCAAATAGTAAATTTCCAGCAGACTATTTTTATGACAACATTATGATGGGCATAAATTTAATTCATGCAACTAAAACTTATCCAATTGAAAAATTAGTTTTGATTGGTACTATTTGTTCATATCCAAAATTTACACCAATACCATTTAAAGAGTCTGACATTTGGAATGGTTATCCTGAAGAAACTAATGCTCCTTATGGTATTGCTAAGAAAGCACTATTAACACAAGCACAAGCCTACAAACAACAGTATGGATTAAACTATATTTATCTTATGCCAGTTAACCTTTATGGAATTGGTGATAATTTTGATGATGCAACTTCTCATGTAATTCCTGCATTAATTAAGAAATTTGCACTTGCCAAAAAAGAAAAAATGGAACAGGTAGAAATTTGGGGAACTGGATCACCAACTAGAGAATTTTTATATGTAGATGACTGTGCTGATGCTATTGTCAAATGTACTCAAAAGTGTGAAAATCCAGAACCAATTAATTTAGGTTTTGGAAATGATATTAGCATAAATCACCTTGCAGAAATGATTAAATCTTTAGTTGGCTATGATGGCGAAATTTTTTACAATTCAACTTATCCTGATGGTCAACCAAAAAGATGTCTAGATGTATCAAAATCAATAAAACAAATTGGAATATATGCAAAAACAGATTTGTATCACGGACTTAAAAGAACAATTGATTGGTACTTGTCAAAAATTTAACTTGCATTCTGGATATTCCCTCCACCAACTTTTGACATTAGCGTGAGCCTGCATTCCATTCCAAGTAAACGGCCCTGTTTGCGAGTAATTATTATCTATATGATTTGATTCTGTGCATAAAAAACAATCTTTTTTATTTGACATAAACCTTAATCTGTGAATATAATTTGAAAATGTACTGCCTGGAGTTCCTATAAAATATTCGCTAAAAGACATTACCAATAAAGAAATAATTCCAAATACTACTTCATTATGAAATGTCAAATTTTTGAAGTCTTGTAAAAAACCTTCCATAATTAAATCATCAATAAAAATATAATCACCATCTATTTCTTTTTTTACTTGTTGTATATCATCTGTAGCAATAATCACAGGAAGTTTATTTACATTTATTTTAGCGAATGTATCAACTCTCTTCTGCTGTTGTATTGGATAGAATTTTCCATGATCAGTCAGTCTGTAATGCAAACCAGAAAAAGGGCCAATAAAATTTGCTATTTTAGTAGCTAAGTCATAATATTCTTTTTTGATTCTAATTTTGCTGAGAAATTTGTCTAGGTGTGAAGGTCTATTGAAAAAAAATCTACTGTAGAAAGCTAAATTATTAGTTTTAAAACATGAATTTCTTTCTGGAAACATAACAAGTCTAATTCTCCCATCTGAAAATTCTTCTTCAAATTTACCCTCTTTACATTTATAATAATATTTTATTGTATCTGTATAATTTGTGCAATCTTCAATTTTAGGTTTATTGTCATAAGAAAATTTTAATTCTTCGGGTAAGTCTAAAATTTCAAAAATATGTGGATTATATGATTTTGTTATACTAAATCTGTTGTTATGATTTTTTGCAGAAGAATATATTGGTTCAGATCTAAGGATATAATCAAAAAAAAGTATTTGCATGTTTTCCATAAATGCTATTGAAGAACCTATTTCAACACTCATTATTTGATTGACAAGTCCAGCATCATGAACTTGCCAAAAAACTGTTTTCTTTTTTGGAATAATTTTAAGCATTACCTTCTTGTGGATTCCTTTTAAGTGTTGACATTACACTTTCAATATCTCTTACATTTCTTCGATGTATATTTTCTTCTGGAATTCTTCTACCTTCTTGGCTATGAATATGTTTTCCTTTTTTATCTTTTGGCAAACCTTGACGACCTTTTTCATGATAATATACATTTTTATAAATCTCGTTTAAAAATTCTTTGAAATTTTTCATTTTTATCCTAATAATTAAAGTATATATTATATATTCAGTTACTGAAGGAGAATTTAATGATTTCCTTAAATGAGTTTGCAAGTGGAAAAGATTTTGGATCATTAATTGGTAAATTATTTGAATCAAGAGACTATGCTCACAACATTCATCTACACACTTCAAGCTATGCAAAACATAAAGCTCTAGGTCATTATTACGAAAGTGTTGTTGATCTAATTGATAATTTGTATGAAATTCACACAGGTCAATACGGCCATACTAATTATAGTGTCAGCAAAGCAGATGAAAAAAATGAAGTGAAATATTTTGAAGATTTAGCAAATTCAGTAGCAAATAGTCATAAATTATTTAATGAAAAAGATACACATCTTCATAATATTCTAGATGAAATTGTGGCTGAAATATATCATTTAGTCTATAAACTAAAGTATTTAAAATAAATCGCGTTGATGCGGAGCTACTGAAAAACCAGTTTCTGCTTCACTTGATGTAAAGTGCTGTTTTATAATTTTATTAAAATCACCCTTAGCTTGTTTATTTCCTCTTAAAAATACATTAGAAAATGCACTTTCTTTAGAACTTAATTTTTTTGATTGACCTACTTTTAACTGAGGAGCATCTTTTACCTTTAAATTATAAGTTAGTCTTGAGTCATCTGAAAAATCTAAATTAATTACAGCCTCAAAAATACACATACTGTTATGTGATAGTGAAGTGCTTGCCATAAAAATTTGATTATTTTTATTAACCAAATTCAAGCCACTTACATCAAGTTTATAATTTAGTATGGGTATAATATCTTCTTCTATCTTTTCTTTAACAGCCTCAAACATTTTTTCAAATTCTTGGTTTAGTATATTTTTTTTCTGTTCTTGGTCTAAATTTTGAGTTTGGCTTTTGAATCTGTCGCTATGTTCAAAGTCAACTTCAGTATATTTGTAACTTGTCTTAAAACTTTCCTTGAGCCTATTAAAAAGATCTTCCACTTCTACTTTTGCTATATCTTCGCTTTCACCAAAAAGATTTTGTTGTAGTCCAGATGTTGATGGTGCTTGAACAGGATCACCAAATAGGTTTCCTTGATGTGATTCTACAACTTTTAACCAAGATTTAAATTTCATAAACTATTTATTGATATTTTCACAATTTTTTAGTTATAGATTTATAATTGTCTATAAAATTTATTCTCTCTCCTATCCATCTCATAACAGGAACAGGCATAGAATTACCTAATGCTTCATATCTTTGTGTATCTGGACATTTTTCAATCTTCTTTGATTTCCAAGCTATCCTAGTATAATTATCAGGAAATCCTTGTAATCTTTCACATTCAATAGGTGTTAATCTGCGAAGTGATAACTCTCTACCTACTTCTTTGTTTTCATTAAGAATAGGTTTCATAGATAAAATTGGAGTTTGCCCTTCATCTAACAAAGTATTAAAACCCTTCTGCATTCTTCTGGTTAAGGTATTTGCAACTTTAAATGGTTGCTCTATTCTTGTGCAGCTATTTTTCTCAACAAAGATTGTATTATTGTCGGCAATTTCTTTTTCTTTATTTCTGTCCTCCGCAGTATACCTGATGCAGTTTTGTGATTCAAATAATACCGCTGATGAACATCGCCAGTCTCCAAAATATCCGACAACGAACAATCTTTTGCGTCTTTGAGGGACATTGAAGTATTGAGAGTCGAAAATTCTGTAAGCGAACCCATACCCGCATTCAGCCATTGTATGCAAAAACTTTCCAAAGTTTCTTCCTTTGTTTGAGATGAGGACTCCTGCAACATTTTCCCAAACGATCCATCTGGGTTTATACTTTCTGACAATTTCAAAGAACTTGATTGCCAGTTTACCACGCTCATCATCCATTCCATTTCTTTTTCCTGCAATTGAGAATGATTGACAAGGTGTTCCTCCAACCAATAATTCGACATCATCTTTTATCTCCCAATCTTCACATTTGGTCATATCGCCTAAATTTAAAATATCTGGATAGTGGTGGGCAAGAACAGCACATGGAAAAGGTTCAATTTCTGAAAATGCAATAGGTTTCCAATTTAAATTCTTCCACGCAACAGATGCAGCTTCTATTCCAGAACAAACCGATAGATATTTCATATTTATAAATTAGTAAATCTTTATAAGCACCATACTGACTTCAAAACAAACTAGACAAAATTTTTTTGGACTGATCTTGTGTTTTCAATCAAAATTATTATGATAACTTGTCTTGGCGATTGTGCCGAGCGAATGGAGTCTCGATTATGTTAAGGATGGCCGTGTTAGCTTGGTTGTGCAGCTTTGGGGTGGTTTTTGCTGGTGATGAGAAGAAGCCACAAGCTCCTTTAAAACCTGCTGCAAAAACTCAATCTCCATCTAAGGGTAGTGAGTCTGTTGCAGTTCCTTCCAGAATTGTTACTGTTACAGAAATTACTCGCGAATATGCACCTGTTCAAAAGCATAGGAAGCTGTTCTTTCGCCAAGTGGGTAATGCCAAGGTATTGACTCACACCGAAGCAGCTAAGTAATAAAGAGGAGACAAAATGCTTTCCCTCCTAGTGTTACTTTGTGGCCAGACAATAGATTACAAAGTCCTCAAAAGCGATGTAGTCAATAGTCAAAACTACAATTTTACTAGCAAGTTTGTTTCAAAGATCGTTCCACAATTTACTAAAAAACCAGTATATCTTGTGGAGTTCAAGAACAACGAAGCTAAGGAAACACTAGTAGGGGAAGTAGTTTGTCTACATCATGGCAGCGACAAGTGGCTTCTAGCTAAAGCAAATCTTAATGTTAGTGTGCCAAAAGATTATGTGATGAGAGCAAACTTTAAAATTACAGAAGCTAGTTTAACCTCTGGATGTAATTATATTGTTGAAAATGGAGAAGTGGTGAGATTTATCATTGTATCACCACTATTTGCAAGCACTTTTAAGTAATCTAGCCCTTTTTCTTCCTAAGTTCTCCAGACTTGAATCTTTGTGCTAATCTGTATTGAGGCGATCCTGGAGGACATTCCGGTGTACCCATCGGAGTGCATCTTCCAGGATGTTTAATTGCCTTTTGAATCCATTTGTTTTTCTTTTTTCGCTTCTTACTGCCTTCTTCTAAAACTGATTCTTCATTTAATTTTTTTTCTAAATATTCATTGAAACTAATCATTTTATGTACCTCTTAATTAAATTGAATATTTTCTATGTATAATTTCTGCAATTTTATCATCTATTTTTTGAAAAATCTTTGTTCTTCTTAATTTTTTATAAACTAAATTTTCTACAGAATATTCTCCCTCATGTGTTAATCCAGATTTTCTATAATTTCTTATTCTGTTTTTTAAACTTTTAATTTTTTTAATATTATTTGTTTTCAAAACCAAAAGAATCATTCTGTAGAACATTTTTGCTTTTTTAATGATGAGATTGTCGTTTGGTATGGGATAGTTTCGAGTTGGTTTTCGTATCCATGAATTTGATATTAGCGAAAAAACGCCTTGATTCGTGACGATTTCCTCTTTGTAATCTTGGAAAAATAACTCGACCGTATGACTATGAATGTGAAGTTGGTATGCATCTGTAAAAAGTTTTTTCTTGTCTACAAAATACTCATCAATAAACTCATCACAGTCAAAAACTGATTTGTCCACTACAATATGCACATCAACATCAGAAAGATCAGTATAATTATAATTCGCATTACTTCCTGTTAAAATTATATCTTTTACATATGTTTTTTTGACCTTACAAAATTTTAACCATAAATCACAAATTTTTAATAATAATTTTCTTACCTTTGGATTTAATCTATCTTCATCCCAAAGTTTAGGATTTAAATTTTTGTGTAGGTTCATATTTTTATTTATTTATGACCTTCAAATTTGAATTCATGCAAACTCATTTAAATATTATAGGAGGTTCGCCATGTTTGAATCTAAAATTTTTGAGACATTTTTAAAGAGGCACGAAATTGAGGATTACAAGAATATAAATATTGATCCATCATTTTTTAAATCATTAGATGAAACTTCTTATTTAAGTTTCAGCAAGCCAGTACAAGACAAGTTTGATTATAAATCATATGTTGAAAAATTAAATTTTCAAAAATCCGCTTTAGATTATCTAAATCTATACTTTGAAGTTAACACAGATTACAGAACTACCAAGCACAAGATTGACTTGAATCAAAACAAACTGACATAATGTTCTTCAAAGACCGTGATGTTCTTTTTGTCCACATACCAAAATGTGGGGGAAATACGGTCATGAGATACTTTGATGTTTGGCATGGTGATCCAAAAGAACCCATGCATTACAAACTACATCGTTACGAAAATATAGATCAGAAAAAATATAACAGATCATTTAAATTTACTTTTGTTAGAAATATTTTTCAACAAGCTGTCAGTTTATTTGAATACATTAAAAATCATGTTGACGAATTAAAATATTACAATTTTGAAAAATTTATTTTTTCAAACAATAGAACCATTTTAGGTTTACACGAAGATTTTCGGCATCTTAAATTTATTAATAATAAAAAGGGAAAATTAGATATTGATTATATTGGAGATATAAATAATCCTTTAGTTCATTTTGAAAATATTTGTAAAAAAATAAATTACCCATTTCACGATAAAATTAAAAGAGCAAATAGGACAGTTTTCAAACCCTACACAGATTTTTTAAACGACAGAATCATAAATTTCATGCAAGAAAAATTTAAAGAAGAAATTGAATTTTTTGGATACGAACCATACAATTTAAAATCAATCAAAAATGTAGGATTTATAAAAAACAAATTATCGAAAAAAAATATAATTAAGTTTTTATAAAATTTATTGCGACTTTATCATCAAATTCTAGAGTTTGGCATTCAATTACAAATCCATGAACAGGATTTATTTTTTTAGGAAAATCAAACAAAACAAACTTATAATCATGATTGTTACAGTATTTTACAAACTTGTGACTAAGATAAGTAACTCCATGTAGTTTATTGAACAAGTTTCTCTTGGTAAAATTTCTAGCTGTTAATTCATCGTTAAAGATTGGTATAATTACTTCATTTTTTCGACGCAAAGATATGACTAAAGCAATATCTAAGCTACCATAATTTTGATAAATTTCTGTAGGTGTTAAGGTGCCATCATTAAATAATGGCAAAACATAATCAGAACAATTTAGGTTTGGAAAATACTGCTGTCCAAAAATTTCCACACTTGGCAATTCCAACATGACAGAAGAAACCATTCCTCAGAACTCCCATTAGTTCAGGTCTAACCAGCCATGCAAACAAACATTCATTCGCATTTTTTGCATTTTTTTGATGTAGTTCAGCACATAAGTCTACCGCATAATCTTGTTTCATGATCCTAAATGGCAAATCTAATCCGTCTATTCTGCTGCTAACTTTATTGTTCTGGTAATTAAATCTAGCACCATCAAGAGAAACCACATCTAATTCATGCAATCTTTCAAGAGGCAGTAAACCATTAGTCATCCGATCAATATTAATAAGTTTCAGTAAAGCAGAACAATCTTTTTCATCTTTGGGATTAAATTCAGGCAAAGGTCTTTTATAGAAAAAAATATCTTTTATATTTTGTAATATGTTTGCTAAAAAACTCATGTTACACCGCTTTCTTTTTTTTCTTCAAGTTTTTTTGATTCAAATCTGATATAAAACTAATTAATGTTTCTAGTTCTTCAATCGCTAAAGGACATTTTATATGAACAATTGGCGAAGAAGAAAATGGAGATTCAACAAATGCTAAAGTGGTTCCTACACGCAACTTAATTTTATATACTTCATTTGTAATTGTTCCTTGAATATCAGGATCGACTTCACAAATCATAGAAGCCTTATTGATCATGTTAAAACTCCAAAAACGAATTAGTATGAATTAGTATAGCCAATAATTAAAAAAAAACAAGAGCAAATAAAATTTTATCTCTATATAATTACATGTACTTTATATTTGAAAATCTCATAAATCAAGAAGATTGTGATAAACTTAACAAAGTAGCATTATCATTTATGGATAATAAAAAATTAAGATTGGAAGCTGATAATAATTTTTATAAAAATTCCTATGGAGCAGCACAAATAGCTGAGTACGAGACACTTTTGCATCAACTAACTCCAAAAATTAAAGAAGTTACAGGACTTTACAACATTACTCCAGAAAACTCATATACAAGAATTTATTACAACGGAGCAACTTTAGGAAAACATGTAGATAGAGCTAATCTTGATTTTACATTGTCATTATGCACATTTTCAAATTTAGACTTTTACTGGGATTTATTTTTTCAAACACCTGAAAAAGAAATTTTATCTTGGCCATCAAAACCAGGTGATGCTGCTCTGATTTTAGGAACAAAGATGCTTCATTGGCGCGAACCATTAGTTTGCAGAGATGATCAATATGCAATTATGTCATTTTATCATTGGAAAATAAATAAAAAAAATATCAAATTCATATGATTCATGTTCAAGAAGATATTTACTCCTTCAGGCACCAAGTAGACAATTTTATAGAAAGTCTTAATTACAAAAAAATATTAATATGTAGTCACGGAATTGGTGATATGTTTATTGTTAGCAGGGTAGCAAAGTTATTTAATTGTGGTATTTTACAAAAGTATTGTCCTGGTAAACCATACAGAAGAAATTTTTCCAAAGAATTAGCCGATCTTGAAAACATAAAAAGAATGGAATTCTTAGCTTGTGATTCTTTAAGAAAACACTTATTTTGGGAGACATTAGAAAAATATTATTCAGAAATAATATTAACAGAATTTGATATTGCTCAAATGCATAAGTACACAAATATTGATTGCCCAAACAAATTTATGAATATCTGCTCAAATGTAAAATTTAATATTGAATATATGCCTAAAGATTCAAATCTTGTATTTGTATGCCCTCATGGAAGTTCAGAAGATGATACATATGTTAGATATTTAAGTAAAAATGATTTAGACTTTGTGATAGATAATTTAAAAAAACAAAATAAAAAAATAATGCTTGTTGGTATCAAAAAAGATATAGAAAAGTATGGTTATTATGAAAATGTTCCTTGGATAAATACAAATCAAATAATTTATGACAAAGATACTATAAAAAAAATAAATATAAAAACTTTCTTAGAACTTATATCTTCTGCATGGTGTACTATTACAGTAAATACATTTTTCCAACTAGCTTCTCAATTACTTGGAATTGAAACTTATATTGTTCATATGTATAATAAAAAAGGCGAGCCAGTTCTTACAAATGAAGATAGAGATTTTTTTGTAAATTTTAAATGGTTTAATAAAATACATTTATTATCTGTTCAAGAAATTATAAAAAAAATCTTTCAAAAAGAATAAATACATGATGCCAGCATCATCAGAAAAACAAAGAAAATTTTTTGGTCTAGTTTATAATTGTAAAACAAAAGGTGACTGCCCTGAGAATATTAAAAAAGTTGCAGATAGCATGACTGTTGATCAAATTAGAGATTTTTTGAAAGTTGAATCACTAACAGGATTTAAAGAGTTTTTTTTAGTTACAGAGGAGAGAAACATGAATTGCAAATGTAAATGTGAAGGTTGCAAAGTAGATTGCAAAAAATGTTCTTGCAAAAAGTGCAAATGCGAAGGGTGTAAGTGTTCTGGTAAGTAATTATAAACTTCTTATAAAAATAATTATTTCACCAATAACTTCAATTTTTCCCATCACATCTTGAAATTCTTCTTGAGTCATTTGATTTAATTTTAAATCAGAAATGTACTTCTTATACTCTTTTTTAAGATGATCCTTCAAGCTATCTAATCCATCATTTTTGTATACAGTAAGAGCATCCTTATAAGGTTTTTCTTTTGCTCTAAAATGAAAATATGTTAATTTTGCGTAACCACCTTTTTCCTTAGCTTTCTTTTCAATATCTTCTGCACCTTTTTTTCTTGTTCTTAAAAATTCAATTAATTTATCATCCATGTCACACCTCTTATTGTTGTATATACACTATATATTATAGTAATAACAAAGGAACAATATGAATTTTGACGAAGCGGTTTATAGCGATTCAGGTTTAGGCAAGTGGTACAATCGTGAAAAATGGGTTGACATTAGCCGTAAAGACAAATCTGGAAAGCATCCTCCTTGTGGCGCAAGCGCAGGAAAAGGCCGTAGAAAGAAAAATCAAAAGTCTTCTTATCCTAAATGCCGTCCTAGTGCAGAAGCGTCCCGCATGAGCAAGAGTGAAAAAAAACGAGCAGTATCGCAAAAAAGGCGAGCAGAATCCAAATCAAGTCACACCGGAAAAGGTCGAAGTCCGGTCATGGTTAGTCATAAGAAAAAAAGGAAGAAAATGGACGAGAATACACAAAACTTCAACGAATCAAAGAAAAAGAAGCCAAGTAAAAACAAACCTAATAATCCAACATTATGGGCTTCATGTATCGCTGCAGCAAAGGAAAAATTTGATGTATATCCATGTCTTCCAATAAGTTACGCTGCTTTAACTCCAGATGGTGAAAAATACTTTAATGAACTTAAAGTTGGTGATGAAATTTATGCTTTTGATTTAGCAAAAAAAGAAAAAGTAATTACAAAAATTATTGAAATGAATAAATTTCAAGATGCTCCAACTTTGGACATTTATGCTGATGGACATTATTTTTGCACAGCCACACATAATCACAAATGGGTTGTTGAAATAAACGGATCATATGACCTAGTAGAAACTCAAGATTTAAATCAAGCTGAAAAATTGTTTGTGGATAGTAACAAAGAGTTTTTAACGAATATTGAACACAATACAGGTTTTGTTGATGACGTTTGGTGTCCCACAACCTCAGAAGGAACCTGGTACACAGTTATAAATGGAGAACCTTGCGTCACAGGTAATTCAGCCTATGCGAATTTATGGGCAAGCAAAGAATACAAAAGACGAGGGGGCACTTGGCGTAAAGGCAAATCTTCAAAACGCAAGAATATGATAACAGAATCAAACGAAAAATTTCAACGCTTTTGTGATTGGATAGAATCACGACATCCTGACTTCAATGAATCATAATATTTAATTAATCAAATATTATGAACTTATAACATATTCATTTATCTCTTCGTAGATATTTTCAAATGGGTTGTTAAATAAATAAGTAAAACATAACATTCTATTCAACATCATCACACTTAATTTATAACTTGGTTCTTCCTTAATATCAACTGAATCTAATCCAATAAAATCAAACTTGAAAAGACCTGTTGATACTGCTTCATAATTATGTGTATCAACTAATGTTTGTCTATCAACCTCGTAAATTTCACCCTCAATTGAATTTGTTCCATGTTCTGTTTTAACTAGTCCAGGAAAACTACCACAATCAAGTAGTTTGTATTCTGTAGTTGAATATCCAAAACCTAAAAATCTTGAACCCTTAATTAAGTGGTGTGCCCTATATCCCTTTTTCAGAGTCCCATACACAAAAAGAGGTACTTTCTTCATTACTCTTCTCCAAATAATTGAATTGCCATAGTTTTTGTGACATTCAGTTTATTTTTTGGTAAATCAAAAAATAACTTAGTCATAATTCTTTCTAGAATTTGTCTTAATCCTCTCGTACCTACATCTAAATCATGTGCTTTGCCTGCTACATAATCAAGAAAATCATTATCAAATGTTAGGTCACATTCATCGAAATCTGCTAACTTTTTGTACTGATCTATAATATTATTTTTTACATTTGTAAGTGCAATCACAAGTTGCTCTTTTGTTAGTCTATCTAATTTTTCAACATTATGAAACCTACCAACGAATTCGGGTATCATGCCAAACTCAATTAAATCATCTGGCATAATTTCATGAGTATTGTTGTCAGATTTATTACTTTTGAGCAAGAAACCCATACCAGAATTACCTTTTCTCTTTTCTATTATTTTGTCTAATCCTACAAATGATCCGGCTGATATGAACAAAATATTGCTTGTATCTAGTGGCAAACATTCAGATTCAGGGTGTTTACGAGAACCATTAGGCTGAACTCTGACTATAGAACCTTCAACCATCTTTAGTAATGCCTGTTGAACTCCCTCTCCACTAACATCTCTACTTACAGATGCAGATTGACCCATTTTAGCTATCTTATCAACTTCATCAATAAACACTATACCATTTTGGACATAATTTAAGAGTTTTTCACCCCTATATGACGATGGTGCATTTTTTAGCAAAGCACTTAATAAAGTCTCAACATCATCCCCAACATAACCTGCTTCTGTCAGACTAGTTGCATCCCCTAAAGCAAAAGGCAAACCTATAAATTTTGCAAGAAGTTTAACCATATATGTTTTGCCTGATCCTGTGGGACCAATAAGCATAAGATTGCTTTTTTCACACACAGAATTATTACAACGAGATATGTTTGATGAAGTAATTATAATTCTTTTTAAATGATTAGATACGGCAACGCATAAGGCAATTTTAGCACTCTCTTGTCCAATAACAAATTCATCAAGATAAGACTTCAATTGCTTAGGAGTTTTATAAGTACTTTTATCGTAACTTGGTTCAGCACTGTAAAATGTTTTATCTGATAATTGCCTTTTTTTCCGCAAGGCTGTCATACCTGGATTCCTTTGCCGAACAATAATTTAACTTGATTCAAATATATGATAGTCAAAAAATTTTTATTTACTCAATTAAATTAGTTTTTATAACAAGGAGATAACATGCTGGTATTGACAAGAAAGTTGCATGAGAAAGTATTCATCAAAACGCCAGATGGAAAAGATATTGCCGTAACAATTTGCGGAATAAGCGGTTATGGAAAAAAAGGGAAAGTTAAAATTGGAATTGACGCTGGTAAGGAATACTTCATTGCAAGAGAAGAACTTTTAAATCAAGATGATGATGAAGAAGAATACATAAACGAAAACGACTAAACTGTTTTATTTAAGTACTTACTAAAATCCTCAAAGCAAAAACATTCTTCTATGCCATAAGATACTATTTGAAAATCTTCATCGGAAAGTTTCAAATCGTATCTTATTTTTTCCATGTTTTTGCCATGATTTTTCTTTAATATTCTAAAGGCACTTAATAACAAATTTTTACGATTAGAAAGAATCATTCTTTCACATTTATCACACCATTTTATTCCATCTAGCAAAGGTATGTCGAATTGTTCTAAACAATGTGGACAGTGCAATATCATTAAATTATTTATTGCGGTGTAAATTAATTTTATATCAATTTACACCGCAATATTTTTTATTAACAAAAATTAAACATCGCTCATCGAATCATTATCATCGGATTCCTCTTCATAATAGTCTTTATCATCATCAGTCTGATAATCTGATTCATAAAAGTCATCGTCTTCATCATCACTATATTTCTTTTGTCCAATCACTTTTTCATCACTTTTGGTTTGATCATCATCTTCATTGATTATCATTTTCATTTGCAAACCATTTTCAGTAAACTTTGATGCCCATAATGATATAAATTCATCATAATTGATACATCCTGAAGTGTCTGCAATCGTTTTAAGTAAATCATCAACAAACAAATTAAGAATTGATGGAATTTCCTCTGATTTATTTGTTAAGTTACCCTTATCAATTACTTTTTGTACTTGTCTTTTCCAGTCATTGAAGTGACTTGAGTTAAACTTTTGTGGTTTTTCAGGAATAACTGTTTCCGCTGGTGAACCAGTAATTTCATCTTTAGCCTTAGATGTGTCTATTTTACTGATCTTAGCAGGTGCAGTACTTTCTCTATTTCTGGTTGACTTTCTTTCTTCAAGTCCTGCCAGGTGTTCAGATATTTCAGTATCAATTTCACTAGCCCTGGAAAAATCACCAACGGCTACAGCTTGTGCTTTTTGTTGTTTTGCCTTATTTACTTTGGTGTGTAATGACAAAATCAGACTATCCATTTTTGACAGTTTTGATTTAGTTCTTTCTTGTGCGTGTTCCATAGCTTTATCATACGCTTCTTTTCTATCTTCTGGAGTAGTGAATTCAGTCATAAGTGTTTCTAAAGCATCTGAATCAATATTTCCTTGAAGAAACTTATTTTTGATAAACTCATCAGTACTAGCCATCGTGAGCAAACTAATTATCTTGCTTACTTGTGCAACTGACTTGTCACACATTTTAGCTATTGTTTCTTTTCTCAAACCTGACTGTAAGCAAAAATCAATAAATCTGTAAACAACATTTTCACTAAAGTTAATTCTATGATTGTCTATACAAAAAACTTTAGCAAATGCTTCAGTAGCAGAAAGATTCTCATAAACCTTTACAGGAACTTTATCGTAAAGTTCACGCGCAGACACCCATGCTTTTTGTTTCTCGTCATAACAAAGATCATTTTTTGATCTAAGGATATTTATGGCTTCACGCCTTCTATGACCTTCAAGTAAGTAATAAATTCCGTCAACTTTATTAACAACTAAAATATCTTGCAAACCTTTATTTTTAATACTTTCTTTGAGTGTTTCTATTTCAGCTTCAGAATAATTAGCTGAAACATCTACATTATGAAAAAGCCTTGGATTGAAAAATTGAAAAATCTTTTCCTGAAAATCATGTGATGGTATTATTTTATCAAATTGGACTGAATCAAAAATGCCTTGGTTGTTTTGGTTAGCGTCGGCAGAAGACATGGGGAACCCTCTATCCATCAAAAAAACCTAAATGATCATAATTATAAATCGGCATAAAAACAAGACCAATTTAAGATTTATTACTGAATTAAAGCATGAAGGAAGAAACACTTGATTGCAAAGTTTTTTACACACACCCTCATGGTTGTAAGATTAGACCCGCTGAAAAAACACTACGAGGACATGGCAACAGTGGTGGTATTAAATGGTGTATGCCTTATAAAATTGTAAACTCAACAGGTTTTTGGGTTTACACACCAGTTGACATGGAAATAACATGGCATGGTGGATCAGATTTTACATACAAAATTTTTGATAAATATTCTGACGAAGATTACTTCAAAATAGGAAATTTGTTAAGAGCAAAAGATCTAAAAGATTTTGAAAGATGGTCAAATTTTGGTGTTGGTAGAACAAAATTTACATTCGGTAGCGTGGATGTTGGTGTGGTTCAAATTTACACAGGTTGTATATTTAAAACCTCGCCAAATTGGTGTTTGCAAATTAGATCACCTGTTAACTTTCCTGTAAGACAACAAGTTTCAGTAATGGAAGCCATTCTTGAAACAGATTGGTTACAGTATGATATTTGGATTAATCTAGTTTTTCATCAAACAAAGAAACCACTATTGTTAAAGAAAGATGATTCTATTCCAATAGCTCACTTAGTTCCAGTACACAGACAAACATTCACATCAGAGTGGAATCTAGAGTTTCATGAAATGAATAACTTAACAGATGAAAGCTCGGATGTTCTTGATTTTTATGTTAATTATAATAAAAGAAAATTTGCTTCATGTGGAAAAAATAATATAAATGATTTAGCAACAAAAGATAGTGCAACCTATGTTAAAGTTAAGAAAGAAAATTTAAATAAAGATGGATCTTGTAGTGGAAGAAAAATTTCCAAAACAAGATCCAAAAAAGTTTTTTTTAATAAAAAGTCTTAGGCGTAAAGTCCTTGACGGCATACAGTTATAGCAGGTAGAAACGCACTATAAAGTGTACTGCATACATTGTTAGTATTTATCTTTGGACAGTTGGGCGGAAAACTCCTCATTGCAACATTAACAATATCACCAGCTGAATTTTTGCATGGAAGAGTGTTTGTAAGTATATTTTCCATAATTTCCCTCCTCTTTATATATTACTTAGTTTTGAGTTTTTTACAAAGTTGAAAATTATTTTTCATTTTATCTAAAATTAATTTATCAGAATTAATAAGATTTTTAATTGTACCCATACCTTTATGAACTACATGTGATGAAGGACATACTGCTAATTTATAACCATTTTTTATAAGTTTGTGACATAAAGCTTCGTCCTCAAACCAAGCATATGGAAATTCAGGAATCATATTTACTGTTAAAATGGCTCTAACATCTACCAACGCACAATATAATGGCAGACTTGTTTTATCAGTAACAAATGCAGGTGTGTCTTCTGCTTGTTTTCTTTTTAGTATATCATCATGAACTAATGGATTGTTTGACACAGATGATAATATTGCTACATTTTGCAGTTCTGGTCTTTTTATTTCTTTAATTAAATTACTAATAGAATTTTTATCAAAGAATTTTGTATCTGTATGTAAAACACATGCATATTTAGTTCGTGTTTCCTTTAATCCAGCATTAACTGAAGCTGCAAATCCTTTTGTAGATTCATGACGAATAATCAAAAATTTATTTAGTTTTACCAGAGACTTATAAAAATCTTTGTTTTTTGATCCATCATCAATAATAATTATTTGTTTTTCTAAGTGAACAAACAGTTTATTTATATTTTCAAGCAAATCAAGTAATAAATTATATTCACCTAAATATGGAATAATAAATGTTATGTTTTCTTTTACAATTCTAGAAACTTTACTTTTAATAATATCATTTGTTGTCATTTTCTAGCTCCACATTCCAATATGCATCATTCAGCCAAGCATTCCACGATGGATAGAATATTTTGAATTTTATATCTGATACTTTAGGTCGCACAGGAGTTTTCATTAACTTCATACCACCTGGAAAATCATGATGTCTCACTTCTTCAGGCGTTCTTCCACCTTTAATTCTATTGCATCTTGTGCAGCATACAACACAGTTTTCCCATGTTGTCATGCCTCCTCTACACCTTGGATTTATATGATCAATTGTTAACTCTTCAGATTTTGGCCTAATCCCACAATACTGACATGAATATCCATCACGCTTATAAAGATTTAGGCGTGAGAAAATAACAACTTGTTTTGGCATTTTTTCATATTTATTCAATCTTATGATTTGTGGTATTTTGAATGCTAATGATACTGTACGAATCTCATCATCTTCACTTTCAGCTTTAATTTTTGTCCATTCTTGCCAAGTGTAAGGTGTGCAATCTATGTCTATAATTGAAGCTTTAGGTTTACCTTTTGAATCAGATGACAAAATTAAACTAAATGCCCTGTGAAGAGGAGTAGTATCAATAGCAATCCAATTTTTGTTTAGAACCAAAACTGGTTTATGAAGCTTATCGCTCATTATAGTATTTACAAATCTGGTTCTTCTTTTAACTTTAGTTTCCATACTTGATCTCAATTTATTCAAATTCTTCAATGTTTTCAGCACTCCAAACATATTCCTTTTTGTCTGATAATCTGTTGAGAGTTCTTGATAAACTAAAAAAATAATCACTTAGCCTATTAAGGAAAATTTGTATACATTTAATTTTTTCTTCATCTGTATTTAAAGAGAAATTATAATCGCATACGACTCTCTCAACCCTTCTGGTAATTGATCTGCAAATATGTGCGTAACTAGCAGAATTAGTACCACATGGCAAAATAAAGTTATGTATCTCAGAATTTGATTTCTCTTGAATGTCTAGTTCATTTTCTAGTTTATGAATGTATCTTTGCAAATTTTCTAGTGGCAAATCAAATTTGTAACCATAGAAAGCCCCAATTCTAAAAAGAACTGACTGCACTCCCATCAAAAATTTAACAAATGCCCTTGCATCAGTTTCGGCATTAGAATTTTCAATAAGCGAAATTAAAAAACCAATGCTGCTATTTAATTCATCAAGTTCACCAACAACTTTGATGATGATATTATTTTTTGGTGTTCTAGGACTGTTTTTTGTGTATGTGTATCCCTCATCACCATACTTAGTATACAACTTTTTTTTGCTCATGATTTCTTCCTTTCATGTGGTCGCTTTGGCTTTCTTCTAAAATCATGACTTGGTTGTTTCAAGAATCGGTCATAACACTTATCACACAAATACTTAAATGAACTTCCACCTTTTTCTGAGCCTACATGTTCGGCATGTACATAACCACCACATCTACATTTTCTTGGATAGCCATAAATACATTCATCACAAGAAGAGTCGCCACATGAATGATGAGATGTGTTAATTTTGAATACAGACATTTCAATCCTCCGAATCAGTGTTCTCACCGCCTTGATTTGATGCTTGCGACATTGCAGTTGACCAAATCATAAATTGAAACTCTTTTACAAGCATAAGAGCTTCATCTCTATTAAAACCACTATTGATAAGATTTTTGAAATAAACTCCAACAAAATTGGCAAAAGGTTCGATAGATTTTCCAGCTTGCTCAAACTGCTGAATTAATCTCATACGGCTTTTTTCATCCATAGAAACACCTCACTCCCTATGGATAAAATAGTAAGAATTAATTCTTTACTACTATGCTTGTTTTAACCGTCCCTAGATTAGTTTTAGGTTCGTCTGATTTTTTTACTTCTTGTTTTAAGCTGCTGATCTGAGATTGTAGATTTGAAATAACTTCAAGATTTTTTTTATCTTCTGGTGGGTTTCTTAGAACTACACCCATTCCAATAAATATTCCAAACAAAAATAAACCAACCATTTTTGCAAGAGACAAAAAGAAACTTCCTACTGAATAAATTCTTTGCAATGCTCTTTCTGCAGGAGTTGTAGCAACAGTAGAATTATTAGAACTTGCTACAGAACTATTGTTGATTGTATCCATTTTTCCCCCAAGATATTTATTGTTTTGTTTATTTTTTTCCGGTTCAATATAATTTAGTTTATTTTTATGAAATTGTGATATTTCATTATAATTATGGACTTGCTGTTTCATTTTCTTTATTAAACAATAATCCCTCATCGTACCCTATAAGGTAGTCGGAATTCTCAAACTTTTTTGGTTTGTTTATGAATCCGTGATGAAAACCCAAGATCCAAGATAAAGATTTCTTAGTGACCTTTTGTATATCTTTAATTTTTTTGCCACTCAAATTATCAACACCAATCAGGCAAACTTCAAGCGGATGACAAAATGGTTTCTTGAAATCTTTAAGCACATAATTTGACCCATTCCACAACAAGCCTAGCTTGTGAGCAGAATTAAGGAATACCCGTTTCATTCTATTAGACAGAGATGATCCAATCATAAAAACAATTATATCATAAAAAAAACCATAATCAAGTTCTGCCAGAAAATTTATATCTTTCCCAGCAAGTATTTTGTTCATTCCAACGACGATGTTTTATTTCACTATCAAAATCCTGTAATACATCAAAAGCTTTTCCTAATGTGTCTACTTTATCTAAAGTACTAAATATTATTAGAGGAGAAATATTTTTGTAATTTGTAACAAAAGCATCGTAAGTGCTTTTTTTCTTAGCATTCATTTCAAGTCCTCTTGGTAAACTTATCAAGCATGATCTCAGCAGATTTTTTATATTCTGTGTTATGACTTATATCGTATCGTTTCAATCTTTTCAGAAACCATGATCTTGCTTCGTGAAGATCATGATCAAATAAATAAAATAAATTGGCTTCGTGGTCTAATCCACATATATTAAGAATTTTATCTAAACTGTAATTTGAAATTTGTTTTGGTGCGTAATCTAAAGTTTTAACTTTTTCAACAAAACTAATTAAAATAATTATAAAATTTTTAATAGTAGCTGGTGTTAGAGTACCTTCAGGAAATCTAAATTCAATTGTTTTCCTTTTGAAATTAGGCTTTTTCAAACTTACATAATAGTTCAAAATATTCAGTGAATATCTTTTCTCAGCAGCGTTTCTTATATTTGCAACTAAAGGTATAAATCTTTCATAAATTTCTTTAGAAGTATTAAATTTTGTTTTATATTTAATTTTTGATTTCAGTCGCTTGCAATATGAATTAAATTTTCTTCTCTCTGGTACTGAAGAAAAAAATGCTTCTTCAATACACAACCAATGACCAATTAAGTTGCCCATCATTTGTTCAGTAAAATCAGACACATCAATATGAACATGAAATCCGCAATTATGATTTACTTTAACTCCAATCTTTTTAATTTCTCC